GACTTGGGGCGAAATTGTGAACGAATATAGTACATCTAGTGAAATACCAAAACCAACTCATGCATCAGAGTTTATACCATCATGGAAGGACATGAGAAGCCCCATTACTATCAATGTAAGTGGAGCACCACCAATCGGTTTCTATCACAAGGAACGCAGGTGCAAGGTATGTAATGGTCGTGTTATACTAACAACTCCCGCTCACTGTAAAGTAGAGACAGTACAATGTCCTCATTGCAGAAATGGAAAAATAGAGGTGAATGAATGAAGTTAAAAAATAAACAAAAGCAACTAATAAAAAAAGCATTAATGAACGCTAAGAAACAAGGACATGACGTACTTACAAGTAGCGAAATAGCAGAACGCTATAACGCCGACCCAAATCTGCCACATCACATGCAAAGAAGTGCTAGACAACTTACCTTTGACTTGAAGAAATTGGCACGTGAAGAAGGTAATGGTATCGAGAGCGTAATCTTGAGTAAGAACGGTATCAACCATCATGGGAATCCGCGTGTCAAATTGGGTTATTCAATTAACTTGAATCAAGCAGTTGAAGACCCCGACGTTATCGAACCTAAGCAAGTCCGTAAGACCATCTCTGTAATCGTTGGAGAAACTGAAATTGCTTATCTCGACCGAATGAAAAAACAATTTGGCGAATCTCCGGGCGCAGTGTTTCGAAGGTTAATTAAAGAATCACAAAACTAAAACCCCTAGCACTAAATTGTTATATACCCCTAGCCCCTACGGTATAACATGAACGCAACAATGGAAACCACAGTTCTAATCAAGAAAGCAACCGAGAACGCCAAGAATGACTGGGAGAAATCCTTTGTCTCATCTTGTCAAGAGCAACTAGACAAGGGACGAAGAATGTCTCCAAAGCAACTCAACATTCTTCAAAGAATCCACGACTATTCTAGTCCACAGCCAATAGTCGAAGGTCCTTACGCTCCTATGGTCGCTTTACTAAGTCGAGCAGGTGAGAAACTCAAATATCCAAAAGTAACTTTCTCTGTATCTGCTTACACTGACCTATGTATTTCCTTAGCCCCTGCTAGTGGCAGAAATCCCGGCAGCATTTATCTGAAAGCAATCCGTACTATGGACGAGGACTACATTGGAAAAGTTTCACCGCAGGGTGGACTAACTTTTGCTCGCTCAACTAGCGAAAATGACGAGGCTTTGTTTACCAAGTTCCTTACATTGTTAAACAACGACCCAGTAAATGCGGCTAGAGACTACGGTGCAAAAACTGGAAACTGCTGCTTCTGCCACAAGGCTTTGAAAACCGAAGAGAGTACCGCTCACGGCTACGGACCAACATGTGCGAAGAACTGGGGTTTGCCTTGGTCTACCAAAACAGCAAGGGTAGTTCAAGAAGCACAGTACGAAAAAGTAAATGCTGACATTCTTGAAACAATTGGCGGCGAATGGAACGTAGTTGACAACGACACTGGTGGAGTCATTATGACCTTCTCTGACCGAAGGACTGCCGAGGACTGGGTAGACCAACACAGCACCATACAGAGGGCTTAGAACCGTTAAGTGCCATGTTGGGGTCTGACCCCACATGGACGAACATACGGGCGGCCAATTGACCCCCGAACAGGCTAGGGATATTGCTCTCTATCCAGACCGTTGGTCTCAGTATTTCCGAACCATAGATGGTAAGGCATTCATGTTACATGAGCGACCATATCTAATTGAGATATACCGACACTTTGGTGCAACTCAGAAATCAAGAAAAACAAAAATGATAGTTCTAAAGTGTAGTCGTAAGGTTGAGAAAACTGAAACGATTTGTAATCTCTTAATGTATGGACTGATGAACATACCATACTTCAACGCAGTCTATACCGCACCTAGACAACCACAAGTAACGAGATTCGTAGATGAGAGGTTCAATGGGGCGTTAATGTCGTCAATCAATAATGGTTGTCTAATGAAGTCGAGAGTAAAACAATCTGTAAGTCATCAAACATTTGATGTTGGAGCACGTTCTCTGAATCATTTCTATGCTTACTCTAACTGGGGCGACGCACATGCGTTGCTTGGTGTTGAGGCTGACCTATGTTGCGTGGACGAATACCAAGACTCTGACGCTGACGTTTTGCCAATGCTAATTGAGATGCTTGCTCAATCTGAATATAAGTGGGTTGTAGTAAGTGGAACTGCCCGTGAGCAGGGTTCAGAGTTTTGGAAACTATGGGAGAAATCAACTAAAGGTGAGTGGGATGGTGAGAAGTGGGTTCATGGAGAATCAGATATTATTGGCTATCATATCAGTCAAAAGATGCATCCCGATATTGACCCCGAAGAAATAGAATACAAACGAGACACCTACACTCCCCGAAGATTTGCGAACGAGGTTCTGGGTGAGTTCTTCGCAGGTTCTACGAAGCCCCTTACATTCGATGTCGTTTTACAAGCGGCCCGGCCAGAACTCGAAAAGAATCTGAAAGGATTAACACCGCCAGAAGAATCTGTTATGGGTGTGGACTGGGGTAATGAAACAACAGTCGTTATCATGAAGAAAGACGGCACGATTCTGAATTGTCTAAAACTCGATTCTAAGGCTGACAATGAGTTCGATGAGGTAGCGGTCATCAAAGACCTAATGCTACGCTACAACTGTACGCAAGTGGTCGCAGATATAGGATATGGAGCGAGGCAGGTCAAAGAACTACAGGCAGAGTTTGGTGAGCGTGTACGGTCTTGTTATTACTCATCTCGGCCAATGACTCCCTTTGAATACAAGAGGCGAGACAATAATCGAAATCTAATCTATATGTTAGTTGTTGATAGAACAACTTACGTCGAAGAAACGATTGAGGCAATCAAAAATAATGAGGTCCACTTACCCTACGCAGATACTTCATTTGAATGGGTTCTACATGAATGGTGTTCTCTCAATTCATCAGCAGAAAAAGATGAGAAAGATACTCGCCCAGTGCGAGGTCAAAAACTTACAAAATATGGACGAGATGGAGACGACCACGCATTCCACGCTTTACTATATGCTAGGCTTGCAGCAGAGTTAGTAGAGGACATAGGGATGCCAGAGATAAGAGTATTCGGGGGTTAATCGTCATTAACTAGATAGTATAGGGCTATCGACATGGATGACCAATCTGAATTGATTAAGGTCTTAGTAGAAGATGTTAGAACAATCAGAGACAATCATCTTCATCATGTTGAGAAAGACATGGCTTCTATGAAATTAGAAGTACAATCAATCGACCAACGGTTAACAAGTGTAGAAGGATTCGTTAAAGAAATAAAGGACTTGCTTAAGAGATATGGCATGTATCTACTTGCTGCGATAGTTGCTTCTTCTGGCATACCTATGTTGATGTGATATGACAATAAACGATTTAATTTCAGCATGTGGAATGGGTGTCTTTGTTGTCATGCTTTGCTTCGGTATAATGTCGGCTACGCAAATGCTTAACCATGCTCTTAATTTTCTATGGTCGAGGCTCTGGAAATGATAGCATTAGGAACACTATCTTTGTTGATTATGCTCGCCGCCCTATTCACAACCACTACCTATATGGGATGGCGGCTTATATACTTTTTCACAACTACCCTCAAATACCGCCTCTTTCGCTCATATAGACCGATGGCAATGCGAATGTCGAATCCTAATGAGAAACTTATGCTAACATTCGGTATGGGTGTTGTCTTGGCATGGGTAGTTATAGCCGCAACAGCGTCTTACTTTAGTATAGTAGAACAACGTGAGATTTCAGATTCACAACTAACAGTCATTGGTCTATTAGGTGGTCCAGCACTTCTTATTATTACATCTGTTCTTGACTTATTCAAAGGTAAAGAAGGAGCAAAGATAAACATTCTACCAGACCAACTACAAAGTGAAGTTGATTCAGCAGAAGCAGAGAAAGCACACGTGCGTTTACTAGAGCAAGTAAAACTAGAACACGATTTAGAAATGGAGAGAATGGCTAAAGCACACGAACTAAACATGGAAGCATTCGGTGTAACTGGAACTAACTCGATAGCGACTGGGGCAAAAGCAGCAGACGCAAAACCAGTGGCAAAAAAGACCACTAAGAAGACCGAGTAATCGTTATTAACGATGTCATCCCCCCTTTGTTCATGCTAGAAGGACTGACTACTGACGATTTACTAATGGGTTTAGCAGTTGTAGCAGTTCTAATACCACTTGCTATCTGGGGTCTACGTAAGTATCAGACTCTAATGGCTGACGGCAAATTGGATTTAGGAGAAGTCCTAGATGCAGTAGAAGAAGGCGTTGAGAAAGTGGAACAAGCCAAAGAAGATGTAGAAGAAATCATCGAAGAGGCAAAAGAGAAGAAAGAAGATGCCAACAAAGACTGAGTTCAAATATTGCTTGAATGGTCCAGTGAATACTTGCGCTCAGTTGAGTTTGCCGCATGACGAACATTGCGTTTGTTGTAAAGTAAAAGAATTACAACTCGATACGACAACGTAAAAACCCACCACCTATGAGGGTACGACATGGCAGAGGAACGCAGACGCTTTAATTTCTTTCGCCGTAGAGAAAATAAAGAAGTCAAATCCGTAAGAAATGATGTTCCTTGGGACGCTAAAAGTCTAGCATCTTTATCTAAAATAGCAACAGTCTCAGCAAAGAAAGCGGCGGCTAGTGGAGCGAACACAACTGTTTCATATCATTTACTGCGAGATATTTCTCTGAAATCTGAAGTTGTTAATGCCATTCTACGAAGAACCGTAGATGACGTGTTAGCCAATGGTTACGAGTTCAAACTTATGTCTGGGATAGAAGAAGGCAATGAAGAACAATTACAAAGGTTGCATGACTTTTTCCGAACACCTAACCCCGATGATATGGGTGATGAATGGTTAGAATCTTTAGTGTATGATTTAGCACTATTCGGAGACTCATACCTTGAGTTAGATGGTGATGATGATGAAAGTACCCCCAATGGAGAGGACTGGATTTACGGTGGCAACTTAGTAAGTGTATGGCCTGTACCTGCTGAAACAATGAGATTATTGCCCGGCAATCAAAGACCAGAGCCGCCAAAAATGGCTTACATTCAAGAGATAAGAAAGGAGAAGCGTAGATTCGCTTCAAACAAAATACTTCACATATCGAAGTTCAAACAAGGCCGAGGCTACGGAACTTCACCATTGATACCATTATTGAATACAATTGCAGGTCAAATGAATCTCAGCAATTACCTAAACGAGATGTTTACTGGAACTTTACCTAAGACGATACTTAACGTCGGAGACATAAGCAACTCAGAAATGAAAGCGATGCTAGGATTACTAGAACAACAATTGACAGCGGGTAAATCACCATTCGGACTTGTAGCAATCAACGGTGGTTCGGGTTTCAATATGCACAGGCTTATTGATTCAACTAAAGAAGGACAACAGTTGGATTTACTATACTACTACCGTGAAGAGATATGTGCAGTATTCGGTATTCCACCAATGAAACTTGGATGGGTTCAAACGGGTAAAATGTCTAATCCAGAACAACAACTAGACGCATGGTATGATGTAGTTGAGTCGTATCATCATAGAATATCTTCGGCTATCAATAACAAACTATTACCCCTGTTAGAGATAACAGACTGGAAAATACAATTCAATACTATTAGACCATCCCGTGAGGCAGAGAGAGCAGATACATTCCGTCTACGCTCACAAGCAATTGCTAACCTAAGACAAGAATCAGCAATCAGTATCAACGAAGCAAGAGAAGTATTGGGACTTGCGCCATTGCTTGATAAAGATGAAGCAAATGACCCATTCTTCTTATCACCTAAACTAGCAATTAACAAAGGTAAGGTTGAGGATGGAGAAGGGGAAGAACCCGAATCAGTTGAAGAAGCAGCAGAAACTCTAGTTGAAGAAGGCATAGTCTTTGGTATGGACGAACTTCTTGAATATCGTTTACTTGGATTGGAGAATGAGGAATAATGCCAAAGTATGCAACTGTTGATGGCAATGCATTTTTCAAAGCAGCATACGATTTCAATTATCTCGGTGCAACCATCAATGAAAGTTTCAGCGAACCTTACACGGAGAAGGTTGCTAAGGAGATTCTTAGAATTGCTCAACAGTTAGTCCCGGTCCAGACATCGGCTCTCAAAAACTCTGGCAGAGTGGTAAGAAGTAAGAGAGCAATATCAAAATACAGGAGAGCAATGGAAGTTAGATTCGGTAACACAAAGGTAAGATACGCAAGTGTAGTTGAGTTTGGACGATTCGAGTATGCTCCATTCGCACCTAGGCCGTATCTACGTCCCGCAGTTGACGCAGTTGCTATGAAGAATAAACGCAGTGGCATTGGTAGTAAAGGAATAGATAAAGCAGTTAAGAAAGCAATAAAGAAGGTGTATTTACCATGAATAAAGGGGATTTTGTAAGTTGGGCTACAAGAAAAGGAAGATATGTTGGTTCATTGGAGTCTGTAAATAATGCAGGTAAACACCAAGTTGTTACTTCAAGTGGTGGAACTGAAACAATCGAAGCATCTACCAGTGAGACTGTTGGTATTGTAAGAGTTTACATCAATAACGAAGATGGAACTTATACTCGGTCCGATAGAAGAGTTGCAGTTAGAACTAAGATGCTCCGTAAGATAAAGAAACCAGAAACAAAAGGTGAGCAAAAAGCCAGTGCTGCTGTAAAGAAAACTCTCAAAGAAAAAGCAGAGAAACATAACGCAGATGTTGGAAACGTGGCAAGTAAGAGAACCAACGTCCGTACGTTGAGTGCCGTGTTTGACCGAGGTGTTGGTGCATATCAAACAAATCCCGGCAGCGTTCGTCCAACCGTAACTTCGGCTGAACAATGGGCTTATGCTAGAGTCAATTCTTTTCTCTATGTTTTACGCAATGGTAGATTTAGAGGCGGTAAGCATGACACCGACTTACTACCCGCAGGGCATCCTCAATCTTCTAAGAGTAAGCAGGTAGTAGAGAAAGCACCTAAGACTAATTTTCCAAAGAGGGGAGATGATAAGAAGGTGAGCCTACGTAATTCTGAGTACGACCAATTCCCTCTTGCCGAGGCTCAGAAGTTGAAAGAGGAATGGCCTCAGATATGGAAAAGGGGTGGGAACATTCTAGGTAATACACAATTTACTCGATTATCAAAAGTCCATAGTCAAATGGGAGAAGCCAAGACTCCAACAGATGAGAAAGCCGTCCGTCTCAGAGAAGCATGGTCGGCTAGGCACTACAAGGATTTCAGACTTGCAGGTGTAATTGCTCAAGTCAAATGGTTAATGGTTGGTAGCAGAGGTCTCTCACATATGAGAAAAGTAATCTCTGATGAGAAAGCAAGACTTCGTAAGTGATATAGGGTAAATGTTATATACCTACACCCCTACCGCGATACATGACAGTAATGACATGCGACGAACCAAACTGCAACAGCAACCAATTTAACATAGTAAGAAATCCATCTATGGTAGTACCAAACACCATGTATTACACTTTCATATGTAGAGAGTGTTACTCCACTTGTTCATCACCAATAACAGGTGTTCCGTTGGTCGACGCTTAAGTTAATACTCATTAACCATGACGTGTCCTACGACTGAAACATGGACACGTTATCGGCAACGCTGATTCGAGACCACAGGCTCTTTGACTCACTAGAAGGAGATGAATCCGAAGCGGTAATTCTCTATCGTGTAGAGACACCTTTCGTAACTATGAAAGGAGCACACGACGACAAAGATTCTGACGTACGAATCAAAGGACCAGTATATGTCGGAGACGACGATATGCTAGATAGACATAATGAATTGGTAGACAATGATGCAATCATAGAAGCATGGGAAGGCTATCGAAAGAACCCAGTTATATTATACAACCATTCTAAGACATACGGTGTCATTGGTGTTATGGAAGATGTGCAAATGGGTTCATTCAAGAAACCAGATGGAACAACCGTCTCTGTACCAATAGGTGTAGCACGTATTGATAACGGTGAGAAAGATATTACTAGAAAGATTCGCAAAGGTATGTTGAGAGCATTCTCAATTGGCTTTATTGCTAAAGCGGCTGTAAAAGAATGTAAGGATGAAGATTCATGTTACATGAAGTTCACAGATATTGAATGGTTAGAAACTTCGGTTGTTGATGTACCTGCTTCCCCCGGTGCATTATTTTCCGTAGAGAAGTCGCTCCTTAGTTCAGATATAGCAAATGTCGATTTTAGCATCGACGAAGTTTACGATTCAAACAAATATTCTCAGTTTGAGGTTAAACCAAAGGTTCATGCTACGGTGTTACGTAGTGAAGAGAAGTCATGTGATGGCGGTTCAAGTTGCACTTGCGACAATAAACAAACCGAAGTTGAAGAAAAACACATAGTTGCTATCGAGGAAGATGACAGCAACTACTATCTTACATTCGGCAAGGCAGAAGATATGGAAGATGCAAGTTATCATGACGAAGATGATGAAGACATGAAATCTATTCTATCGGCATTGGTTGACCGATTATCTATACTTGAAGCAACCCTAGAGGCTTTCGAAGAGAAAGGTATCACAAGCGATTTGCTTAATACCCCCGTTGTGTCATCCGATAGTTCAATGACCGCCGAGGACATCGAGATAACAGACGACGAACTTGAGGAAAAAACTATCCTTGAGGACGCAGAAGAGAATCCTATCGAGACAGTTATGCCTGTGGAAGAAACAGTAGTAAAGTCCGAGGATGAAGCAGAAGATGAGGAAGTCGAAGAAGAAGCAGCAGAAGAAGCAACCGAAGAATTGGTTGAAGAAGAAGCAGCAGAAGACGACCTTGAAGAAGAGTTAGAAGAAGAGTTAGAAGAAAAATCTGACTTACCTTCAACAGTTGAAGTTTTAATGCAAGTTGTAAAAGCATTAGCAGACATGGACCAAACAGTCAACAACATGTCGGCAATGTTAGATGAGCAAGAATCTCTGAAAACATTACTTGCGGAGAAAGACCAAACCATTTCATCTCTTATGGAAGAGAAAGCGGCTGCTGAGAAAGAAGCAGAAATTGAAGCAGAAGTTTCCAAGAGACTAGCAGATGTGGTAGGCGACTTGCCTATCGCAGTACCAAAAGCAAAGGCGGCACGTAAGTCGCTTGTTGCTGATGAAACAACACCAAAGAAAAAGACTGGTGTAACAAAGTTCGACCCCCAACCAAACGTGTCTCCGGGCATGGTCGGTTTAGCGGGCTGGTTATCAGCACGTTTAGATGACAGGAGTGGGGTCTGAAACCCAAATAAAATAGGAAGTGAAAAGATATGACAACAGAAGAAATTGAGTTTACGGATGTCGTAGAGAGAGTGAAGGCTGCTCTAGCAGGTGCGGCTTCCTCTACTGGTGCGACATTCCTACCGACAGAGACCGCCGAAGAAATCATTGAATTGGTTTATGAGAGAAACTTCATGAGAAGTTTACTCCCTGCCATGCCAATGAGCCGAAGAATTGTGAAAGTGCCAAAACTAACTGGCAGTATTGACTTTCACCAACAGACTCTTACAAACACCGAGTCTGGTGATACACCTACTGAATCACGTCAAGCAACAAACGAAATCAGTTTGGAACTTAAGACTATGATGGCAAACATCCCAATCGGAAACTACCTAGTAGCATACGGTGTAGAAGGACTACTATCAGTTCTACGTGAAGACATAGCATCTCGTTTAGCATTTAACGAAGCAAACTTGTTCCTAAACGCTGACACTGAATCCACATTAGCAAACAACATTATGGGTGCATACAACGCTTCAACCAACACTGGTGGAATTAGCACTACATCTGGCTCTGAAAAGAACGACTACCTATTAGTGTTCGACGGAATCAGAAAGAGTGCTGCTGCATCTGATGTAACAGTAAGCGGAACATTCGCTCTATCTCACATGAGAAGTGCTATCTCCAACCTTGGTGTCTACGCAGACAACAGAGAAGACTTAGCATTCATAGTTCCCAGAAACCTCGAAGTTCAACTTCTCGGATTAACGGAACTTCAGACAGTGGATAAATATGGACCGGCTGCTACTATCCTTAACGGAGAAGTAGGACGAATCTACGGAATCCGTGTTTTCGCTACTGGTGTTATCCCAGTCAACCAAGCAGTTGACGGTACATCCGACGCAGGTTCATCATCTACCTTCACAAGTGCTATCTTGACTCACATCAGAAGCCCAATCGTAGGTAATTCAACCGTTGCTGAGAGAAGATTCAGCATAGGTTTCCACGACGAACCAACCAAAGACAGATTCATATTGATACCAAAACAAGATGTTGCATTCGCAGTAAGATATGGCGAAGCAATATGCGAAGTTGTTGGAATCAACACAGTCTGAATAGGCTAACCGTAATCGGAAGGACGGGGCTTCGGCCCTATCCTTTCGTATTCGTTAATACCCACTTAGTGTAAGGTATCAACATGGCGGCCATAGACTATTGTACTTTAGCAGACGTTGAGATGTATGCAGGTGTAGACTTTTCCGAAGGCATAGGTCCATCTGACTCACAAATAGAATCTATGATAACCAACGCTTCACGAATGGTTGATGCTTATGCAGGTAGACAATTAGCGGGTACGGAAACCGAAACAGAGTATTTTGATATTCATTACTCGCTTCGTCATCTCAGCCTTTCAAAAAGGCCAGTTGTTTCTATCACTTCCATTTCAACCATTGACGCTGCTGGTAATGAAACCGTCTTGGATGCAGGGCGTATTCGTTCAACTCATGATTATTGGTTAGACGATGGCGAAGCGGGCATCATTAGATTTCATCAGCCTTGGGCTGAATCACTACGACAATATCTGAAAGTTGTCTATGTTTATGGTAATGCTGCTGCTCCGATAGAAGCAAAGATGGCTACCATACTTCTTGTAGTACGTCAATGTGCTAGGGCAGCATTGAATGATGAGAACTGCACTGAAAGAATGAAAGAGTTCTGGAGACCCTTACTTGCTAGTTCAGAAAAAGAATATATGGAAATGTTAAAGCGTGTTCAAAGAATGGGATTAATGGGGGTGGCAACTTATGGACAATACAGAACCAACTACAACAACTTCTACTGAAAGACCGTACAGTACATGTCGTATGTTTTTAGATTGCATGGAGTCGATATTTGATGGCGATAACTGATACGGGAGTTCCATCTACCGACCCACATACATTAATCAAAAACCTAATCGAGTCCAATATGGTTTCTCCCGATGGAACATGGACACCTTTAGTCAATACTGGTTGGCTAGAGTTCAAGCGTCAAAAGACATTTCAAATCTCAATCATGCCTTCCTACGGAATGTCATTCCCTGTTCATTTAACGGAAGGTGCTACGTTGAATACAGACGCAACTCAATTCATGTTGGTTACTTTGTATGCTGATACTAGAGCGAAACACTGGCAATTGTATCGGAAGTTCATCGACTTGATGCACACCCGTAGTTTGACTACGCCAGACTTAACCGGGTCAACCGGGGTGAATGGAACTGATTATCACTTTATCAAAATCATGAGGTCGGAAGAAACCAAGGCAGTTGAAATTGAATCTCCGAAGAAAGGAATGGGTGGAGATAAAGAAGGAGATTGCATTGGTTATCAATCTCAGCACACTCTTGCGATTCGATGGCAAGAGTAATCCATATAACGAATGTCTTATATAGGGGTACACGCTCCGATTAAACATGAGCAACCAAATAATAGGCTTCGGCGGACAACCAATAAACAGAGAACAACTAATGAGACCAAGTGCATGTACTTTCAGAATAGTGTACGACCGTGAATATCAATGGTGGGAAGAATCCTCATTCGTCGCTTACAGTGGCGACGAGGAAATCGTATTATCTTCTTAAGCAATAATGCGGTTCAATACCCCTCACTTATTGACCTTACAGTGTATGCTATATTGTGAGAGAAAAGGCTACGACTGTGAAAGCCATATTACTGGTCGTCATGATGATTATGTGGTCTATGTCACTAGCAGTAATTGTAACATCACCTGCTAGATACCCAACCACTTATTTCCCTTGGGTAGAAGATGAATGTCATTGGGTGGGTGGTGTGATTGAAAAGAAAGAAATCAAGTTTGATGAAAAAGGAACATACTACGTTTTTACAATCAATGGAACAATAGACAACGGAACTCCTTACAGAGCAGAAGTTCTAGGTTCTCGTTTACTCTACCTCACTTTACCAGTTAATTCATATTATGAAAATACAGTTTGTAACACTATTACTCTACGTGAAGCATTTACAAATGGCACAATTCAGATACTTGAATATGGTCTTGAACCGTGATAGTCATAAACCATAATCTCTGAGACTACCAATATGACAGACGAATTAACGTCATTATTGAAAGCAGAACTTGTAGCATTGTGTGAGGAACACGGACTAACAACAGACGGAACTAAGGCTCTCCTTATCGAGAGATTAACAAATCATCTTTATCCAGAAGAGGAAGAAGTTGTTGAAGAAGTTAAAGTATCGAAAGGTAATATATCACTACCAAGTGTTGACCCTCTTGATATGTCCGTTGAGGACTTCGTAGAGAAGGCTTACATGGCCGTTCTAGGAAGAGAAGTAGACTTAGGTGGTAAGAAACACTACGTCCGTTCTCTAGGGCCACTAGGGTCATTGACTCGTCAACAAATGTTGGACAGTTTATTTGCTTCTGACGAATATAAGAAAAAGTACAGTTAAGAGCCACGTCTTTTACTGTACGGTTCAATGCCCTACAAAGACCCGAAGAAGCGTAGGGAATATAACAGGGAATATCAAAGAAAGTATTACCACAAGAACAAGGAGTTAATGCGTTCTAGGGTTAAGGCTAGAAAGCAAGAAATAAAACGCAAGTGGGATGAATATAAGGCTAATATTGCCTGTGCCGTTTGTGGCTTCAATGAAGACCCCGAAGCAATTGACTTTCATCATCTTGACCCAACTCAAAAGGTTGCGAACATATCTTACCTAGTCTCTGATGGATATGGTTGGGACACTATAATGCAAGAAGTAGCAAAGTGCGAACCCCTCTGTGCTAATCATCATCGAATGAAAACAGCAAAGCAACAAGGTAGAAGAGAATTAATATAAAGTTTTATAAACATATATGATTTCGCCTCATTATGAGAGCCAAAACCATACCACATGCGGAATACGAAATCCTTCTGCATATCATGAGTAATATTGACATAGCCCCAATAATGAGAAATATGGGTAAAGACGAACATAGTAAGAAGCGTGTAATACAAGCCGCAGACAATGTGTCTGACCTTATAGGAAATCTACTACAACGCAGGTTACATAAACTACCAAAGGAGCATCCCGACTATGAGTCAAAAGTATGACTGGAGTGTTCTTCACTTACATAAAGAAGTGAAAAGAGTAGTAGGTAAAGGCGAGTTTGTTACTGTTTACTATGACAAGTTTCATCTGTGCGACGGCAGTAAACAACCGGACTCGGCTATGCCAGAAAAATATCTAGCCGACGAATCATTATTGACTCGTTGCGAAGTTTGCTTTGCCAACATACCAAAGCCCAAAAAAGTAAAACCCAAACCAATAGGAGACGCTAGAAAACCATTGTATCTCATTGACTTGTGGAACAAAAAGAGAAAGTAATATAACAAAAGTGTTATATACCCCCACCCTCTACGATAGAACATGAGCGAAATCTGCCAAGACTGCCACTGCGAAACATTTGACACATACCTGAGCGAAATAAGCGACCGTAGGGTTTGCCTTGACTGCCTATCGGCTGAGTGAAAGTAATATAACACAAATGTTATATACCCCCACCCTCTACGATAGAACATGAGCGACCCAATAGAACCAACAGAGAACGACTGCCTATGCCAAGACTGTGGCGGAATAAACCAAATGAACGCAAACGACCTACGCCGACACTATGACCGAGAAACAGGAGACATTGTTTACATTTGTCTTGACTGCCATTGGAACAGAATAGCACCAGTAGACCCCGAAGAATCAGCCTTCTATCGCTACGGACAGCACTAAGCGTCAATAGCCTTGTCTGACCCGTCAAGGGTATGGACATGGACAGGTATGAGACAGTACGTCTCATGTTTAGGAATCCAGTATGGTATGGCCTAGCCACTTGGTCTAGTGAAACATCAACGGCAGAAACACTCACTGATTCTCTATCAGACTTTATGGATGGGACAGGGGTAGGAAGCCCGAACCCGAAGTATGCTATCAGTGGGACTAACGTCTTATCTCTGAGGCCGGGATTAAGCGGTGTGATTCGTGTTGGTTGGTCGTCATCTGACTCATTGACACCTAAACTAACTACAAGTGGAAACAGGTTATTATTGGATGTTGAAACTTATCGAGCAGTCGGTGGGTCGGGAACTCTCCAACACACCCTAGACAGTCGTCCTACGGCCACGCTTAGAACCCGTTTTGTTATCTAAGCCCGTTCATCAAATCAAAATGACCGCTTGGTTCAAAACCCTAAGCCCTATCCGAGATATATGGGGAAGAAAAAAGGCAAGAAACCCAAGTCTAAAAGAATGAGAATACTATGGTGTTCTGAACAGCCCACTCGTCCAACTGGATATGGTGTAGTTACTAGAGAAATAATCAAGCGGCTAGTCAAGAGAGGACATGAAGTATATGTTATGGGGTGGGATTACAACGGTGAAGATTTCAAACATACAGAAGGATGGACGCTCGTCCACGCAGGTATAGGTGAGTATGGGGGTGAAGTAGTCAACCAAGCGGGAGACACCGTTCTAGGGGCTACAATAGACCGATTACAGCCAGACGTGGTGCTTTCTCTGATTGACCCTTGGTTCATTGGTAAAAATGTATTATCCACAAATAATAGAGGCGTGCCATATGTTGCTTACATGCCCGTTGATGGCTACCCACTTTCATACAAATGGAAAGACATTCTCAAATTGCTACATACCCCTCTTTGGATGGCCGAGTATGGTCGAGAACAATTCGAGTCTTACATTAATTGGTTGAGTACAGAAGGTTCTGCTCCCGAATCTTTGAGAGACCCGATGTTAGACCGTTATATTGACAACTACGGAGACGTATTGTATCATGGTGTTGACTTGAAGAAGTTCAAGCCAGTGAGTATGTCTGACAAACTTTTGATGAGACAACAAATGAATGTGCCTTGGGAGTTTGTATTTCTCTCCGTAGGTAAGAACACAAACCGGAAGCAGCAACCCAGAATGTTAGAGTCGTTCAAACTCATGCTTGACAAACATCCGAATCCATCTTCAGTTGGTATGATTATTCACTGTGGTAGTCCGACTGATGCTTATGGCATGGGTGGTTGGGATTTACCTTTGCTTGTCGAGCAAATGGGACTTCGACAACACGTTATTTTTTCTGACCAGTCTGAGAACCCATTACAGGGATTATCGAGCGACCAGATGGCCGCATTGTACCAAATGTGCGACGTTCATATGTTGGCAACAGGCGGTGAAGGATTTGGTATTCCATCAGCCGAAGCAATGGCTTGTGGTTTACCATGTATCTTACCAGACAATTCAACAGGTCCAGAATTAATTGGCGACAATGAACGGGGAATCTTAGTACCATGTTCGACATTCATAACAGGTCCAAAGTGGGGCGTGAACATGGGATTAGTAGATGTTGTCAAACAAGCACAAGCAATGTTGGACTTATCATTAGATAAGGAACTCCGTAATACTATGGGTAAGAACGCCAGAGAGTTTGCTGAAAAGAAGTTTGACTGGAATCAAATAACAACTCAAGTGGAAGAGATACTAAGAGAAGCATCTGAAACTCCACACCCATTAGGGAATAACTCATTGATAGGTTGATAACATGAAGTGTAAACATACTTGTAAGACTCACGGCCTTGGTTGTGATATTCAGATACGCTTTCAAGATGCAAGACAAGACGTTATGGATAGACTCAAGAAGTTAGTTCCAGAAGCAGAGAAACACAACAAGTATTCCAAACATATGTGTCCTCTATGTATCAAAGAGCGGGATGAAGAAAGACCCGCAGGTTGGTACTGCATTGACCCGTTCGATGGTAAGATAAAACCACGCAAGGTATTGTCTAATCAAGTATCTCGGCGTTGGGATAACAAAAGATATTACTAATCCATATAAGTAAATGTTATATACCCCCACCCGCTCCCCTAACACATGAGCAACCCAATAACTGCCGAAAACGACATGAGAAACACCGACAACTGGAATGACATTATCCAACAGGGTTCAATTGGTTACATCGAATTGAATCAACCTATGGCTCAATACTTTGAAGGGCCATCTCCTTGCTTAGAGAGAGTCATCTCACGTAACACCCATTCAGAAAACGCTTACTGCGACGGTGAGAATCCATCTGGCCTCTCAACATTTCACCTTCTATCCCCATACGTACTACGCTACGACATTATGGAAACTATCGAGGGCGACCTTACACCACCTTCTGAAATTGCTAGAAGCAGAAATCTTAGAGCGGTTTTGTACGAGTCCGGTGAGAATACAGGCAACGGTGAGTTCTACCTTGGAATTGCCTTCGTTTCCGAGAGTATGTACCAATCTATCATGCAAGACTGAGGAATCAAATCTGACAGTATATAAAGTGTGCAAAACACCTACGCAACCGCTTTACTTAATACCCATGTTCGACAGCATCTCACTCAATGGCATTACATTCATTCACAGGTGTAACTGGTTCAATCAGAACTTCCGGTACTACAACCGGGGCATTAGTGGGGTATGTGCAGGGAGACTTCACATTGGCCGCCGCTACTGGAAAATATGTTGAACTAGGGTCATCTTATGCAACTGCGAACACAAGAGGACTGAAATCAGCAAGCGGGTCATTATCCGCCGCATGGGGAATAAAATCTTCAGAATTACATGACATGTTAACCAATGACGAAGAGTTTGAGATTAGATTTGCAGCAGCCGGAACACAGGCAGTGGGAACAACATCTGGAACTAAAGTTTTCACATTAAGCAACTGCGTATTTACTGACCTAGCAACAGAAGGTCTTGAAGCAGGTGGCGAAGGTCCATTATTACTCAATGCTTCATTTGAAGCGTTAACTTGGTCGTACACTGCGGCTGACAGTTGAGACGGTGATTAAACATGACATGGATAGATAATATAATTGAACAGGCTTCAGAACCGATAATAGTGGTTGTAAAACATTTGAACATAGGAGTGGATGAGATAAAGTGTCTCCCCCTATCTGTAAAAGAATACAACGGCTTGAAACAGAACCCAGAACTAATAGGACTGAATGAAGAAGACCGAGCAGAAAGACTTGGAATGCTCATGGTTTTTGAAATGATGCTAAAGTGCGACAAAGAACTCACATGGGATAGTTTTCAAAGGATGCCCTTAACAACCATAGGACAACTAACAACTGCAATAATGGGAGCAGTTAACGTCCCTTTAGAATAATCGAAGAGTATGCCGAGTCTGATGAAGGTCAATTCCTCTTCGCCCTCTTAGCACATCTCGGCATGAGTATAATAGAGTGGAAAGAATTAGACCCTAGAGAGGCTCATTTCCTTATAACCGCCTTCTCTGTAAAGAACCGTAAGGAGTCTGAACATAACCGTAAGGCTAGTCAAAGGGCTAGAGCGAATAGAATGGTGGGAAGATAATGGCAGAAGTAACAACCATTATGACAAGGGTTACGGCTGATACCACATCCTTTCGTAAGAACATGTCTGCTGTAGGTAGGTCTCTACTAGCAGCAGGTGGAAAAGTATCTCGTTTGGGTACGGTGATGAATGCTAATTTCAAAGCAATCGCTCTTTCAGCCAGTGCCGTCGGTGCATCTCTGACAGCAGGGTTTCTCAAACAATCTTCTGAACTATTCATTGAGTTTAACGATACGCTAGTCCGTACACAAGCGGTTATGCAATCGACAGGCGAAGAAGCCATGACGCTTGAGAATACAATCAGAGACATAGGTAAGTCAACAAGATTTACTGCGTCTCAAGCAGCACAGGCAGCCGAGGTTCTGGCTATTGCAGGTGTTTCATTTAATGAGATGGTTGATGATGAAGTTATTGACAAGTTAGTGAAGTTCGCTATCGCAGGTGGTACTGATATTCAGACTGCTACTACAATTGGTGTAGCGTCGGTTAAGGCGTTCCGTATGGAGATGGGACAATTGAACGAAGCAACTGACGTTCTTGTTAAGACATTTACAAGTGCAAACGTGGATGTAGTCGGTCTTGGAGAAGCAATGAAGTTCGTTGCTCCTGTTGCAGCAGCGGCAGGTATTGGAATTGAAGAAACAGCAGCGGCTATCGGTGCGTTAGGTAATGCAGGTCTACGTGGTACAGTGGCAGGTACAGGTCTGCGTATGTCTATCAATAAATTATTGAAACCAACTTTCGATGCTAGAAAAGTTATCAATGACTTGAACTTAGAAGTATTCGTTTTATCTGATGCAGGTAAGACTGCAAATGCATCATTGAAAGCCACTATGAACCAAATGGATGTAACAGCACGTATTACATCCCGTCTAACTATGGAAGTCAATAACTTACAAGGCGAGTTAGATGATTTGGCTATGGCTGAGAGAAAGAATCAACTCTCCATCTCAGAGATTAGATTTAGAGCGGCGCAACAACAAAGAGAGTTGAATCAATCTGAAATAGACCAAATCCGAAGGTTAGAAATGGCTAATGAAGAACTTAGTATAACATCTCAAAAGAGAACAATAGAGTTGATGGAAACATCCGATGCTATGAAGAAAGCCGAAGAAAGACAATCATCATTGAAGAAACGGTCTGATGAACTAATCAAAACAGTTGAGATGCAAACTATGGGTCTGACTTCATTGACGGACTTACTTCATCAGATGCGTGATGGTAATATTACTGCGGCTCAAGCACTGGAGATATTCGGTGTTCGTGGTGGTACGGCTGTTCTTTCATTGATGTCTCAAGTAGATGCTTTCGATGAACTTGTAGCAGCAAACAGAACTGCGGCAGGTACAACAGAACAATTCTCTACCACACTACAACAATCATCTTTTGAAGCATTGCGTGTTTTCAAATCACAGATTGAAGAAGCGTCAATTACTCTCGGTGTTCATTTCGTCCGGGCTTTATTCGATGTCGAATATCAAGGACAGAAAACTACGGGTGTCCTTAGCGACTTCGGTAAGACGTTGAACGAACCGGGTGGTGTAGTTGAACAATTGACACCGCAGATAATTGCATTAGCAAATACTCTGAAAACAAATCTACCTGCTGCAATCGACGTTTTAGTCGCTACTGTACCTTTGTTCGTAGAAGTCTTGTCGGCAATAACAAGAATACTACCTGCACTAGCAATGTTGGGTCGAATATTAACGGCTATTGTGACTCCATTAGTAAGACTGTTTGGTATGTTCATGGATGTGGTTGATGCGGTTCTTACATTCGACGGTTCACTAAAGGGGTTAGTGAAAATATTTAGTACACTTATTACTTTCGTATTGGAAGCAATAGTTATATTCTCTGGGGTTGGATGGGTCTTGAGGTCTCTCGGCGTTTTCTTTGAAGGAACTAATGAAAAAGCGTCTAAGTTTTTCCACACTCTAGCCGACTTTGCAGGGTTGGCAAAGGGTGGAGCAAAACTATTCATGATGTTGGGTAAAAGGTTGCCCGGTCTAGGACGTTTGTTCAAAGGTGCAAGTAGTGGAGCAGGTTCTTTCTTGAAGAGTCTTAAAATCTTAAAAGGCCCAATCAACACTATATCGAAGTTGGTTGCTAAATTGAAAAACTTACTCCAACAACTTGGCGGAGTCTTGAAGAATAATCGTTTTACAAAGTTCTTCGGCAAGGTGAGAAGTGCATTAACTGACAGTCGTTCTTCTGCTCAAATAGCAAATAGTGTTGAAAAAACCAATCGAAGAAACTTAGCACATGCTATGGGGAATCAAGGCATGGGTGGAACAAAAGGATTGACACCCGACCAAGTGAACGCAGGGCTACGGGCTAGAGGTATTCCAGTAAAGGATATGCCTCTCTTCGCCGCAGGTGGTATTGTGTCAAAACCAACAATAGGTATGATAGGTGAAGGTGGAGATAGTGAAGCAGTTATTCCTTTGACAAATAGTAAACTAAAACAAATTGGAGTAGGTATCGCTGATGCAAGTGGTGGCATGGGTACTAACATCTCTATTGGCGATATTGTGATTAACGGTGATGGGTTGAACAAGCATGAGATACAGGCTATGATTGAACGTGAACTACCAAAAATCATCAACCGTTCAATGAGACGGGGAGCACAGGGGGTTATCTGATGGCACGTTCAACACAGAATATTGACAAGCCTTTCTCTCGTATCAAGAACGGGCTTGCCGAACTTCAACCTATGTGGCCCGCATACGTAAAAGGCGACGGTGGGTTAACCGTTGACCCTCAGATATTCCGCTCAAACTTCGGACCTACAACACCGTCTCTAAGCGGCCTCGTAGATGACGTTGCCAATACACCCGGTATTCGAGTTGAAGCAATCAATGATAATGGAACAGATGCAGGGACGGAAACCGACCCCGCAGGGATAGAGCCAACTCTTACTATCTCTGGCTCTGGTGGCTTCAAGCCAATCTGTACGCTTACTCATGCTGATTCTACTAAGACATCAGTCTTTCTCATTGCTCCAACATCTGCACCCACTGATTCATTTGGTTTGTATGATAATGACTATACTGCTGAGAAGAGAACAAGCCCAATGCAGGGTGAGGTTGGTGTAGGCACTGAGCATACAAGAAGTAACGGTCCATATCCAGTCTTTATGACAATTCAAGAACTCACCGAGTTTATTGATGACTACCGTCATATCGGTCAACTCAATGCAAGTAAGCCTTCATTCTTACCACATGGGGTCGAAGGTAGAGACAGTCATGTAAGTGCGACAAGTGCTAACCCTGTACATGGGGCTGACCCTCGTATTGAATGGATGGTAGATACCAACAGTGAGTCTGCATTCGGCCATGCTGACATACCTGCAACTTCTCCTTACAGAGCAACTGTTTTCCATCCAATGTTGCTTGACGTTAATCAGTTTCATAAAGACATATCCGGTGCTACAATAAAAGTATCAAGTGGTATAAGAAATGGGTCAACATCAGCACAGTATTTTCCTAATGGAATTACTAGATATGACTCTGACCCAAGTGGTCTTGATTCTTCAACAATAAAATACAAAGTATTCGGTAAGTCTGGAGACCACTTGACGGGTCTCCTTCATGCTAACCTTCATGCTAATTTACCGAACAGTAATTATTTTCAATCATTTGATTCAACAGCAGTGCCTTCACCAAAATATAGAATGAAAATGGCACTGGCTTGCTTTCTCAAAGACGGCACTTACTCATTGAATGATGGTGTAATTGTTCCTTATGTCTACGACCAAACAAGACATATTGGTGGAACGACAACAAGCACACTCTATTCTATATGGGATGGATTACACGGCTACGGCAGTGAGGATGATGCTACTTACTATTCAAATGATTACCTTGAGACAAATGATTGCTCGGCTCAGATATTCCCATTCTTTGACTTCACTCAAGGACCACTTGCCCCCTCTGCTCAAGGCAACAACTGGACCAACGAACAGATGACTGCTAGGCATACAACCACTACAAATGCAAATGGTGTGTTGAACACAATTATTGCTCCACCGCCTCATAGAATGGCAATCTTAGGAATGAAGAAAACGGGGTCGTTAATCACCGTGTTTTGCGACCACATGGACACCACTGAAGATACTGCTCTACCTGCGGGGACACCTATTTATTTAGAAAATAATAACGCAAATAATTTTGGAACTACTAACAAAGCAACATTCCCAACCGCAGAAAGAAAACTATGGCCCGATAGATGGGGCTTGAGAGGTAATCAAGATGGTTCAGATACTTATGAGGATTCAGACGACTCCACTGATGTAGGACGCTCCTACAACGGTTGGTGGATAACTAACGCTGATGCTACAATAACTACGGGCAATTCAGACGCGGATTGGCAAGCCGCCGATGCTCCGGCAGGTATGTATGATAAGTCGGGTCAAACAATAGCAAATGGTTATGGCGGGACAACTCGTTCTTTTGTTGCGTTTACATTCAAGACTGCATTGTTTGAAACAGGAACGGATTTGAATGAAGTTATCTTATTCAATAGAGGTGATGCTTACCTAAGAAGGGGCATGGTGGGTGGTTCAGAACAGAAATACTTTCACACTCCCGATGCAGATGACAATGCAACAGCAGGGAATATCTTTGGAATTGAGAAGAGAGATGCTAACGCCGAAGGAAGTCCTTCGCATTCAGAACTTGGAACAGGATTTCAAATTGGTGTTTCACAAATGGACAGCAATGTTCCGGCAAGGAGTTCCGTAGATGCAACTTACCCCGGTAGACCAACAATCGGTGAGAGAAGTTTACCCTCAGTTGATGGAAAACATAGAGATGGAAAAGTTGTGTTACGTTCAATTGGTATAGTCACTAAAGATGTCGATGGTAAGATATTATCTGCTCCGAATACATACAATGAAGGTGATGGTGCTTTACGTATTCCGTCTCCATTGGGGTATGATTTATCGGATAGATACATTACTGTAAGCGGCAACTATAATGATAGATTGAGAGCCGATAGTGGTTTTCCTAGACTGAATGGTGAGTATGGTCATGACAAGTGGTTGTTCCGAGGTGTAAGTACACCATTCTGGTCTTATACTGATACTAACACTGGCCGTCGAGCATGGGATTACATTAAGCCAGTGGGAACTGCTCTTACTACAAGTGGAACTTGGACGTATGGTAGAAATCGTCCTTGGCCCGGACACGAAAGACTTGGTACTCGATTATCTATGAGTCCTACGTTGCTACGTAGCACTGACCATTCTGCAACTTGGACAGAGAGTGTGTCGGGAGATGTCGTCTCGGCTAGAAGTTCAACTACTAAGTATGGACTTTCAGAGATGGCCGCATCTCCGGTTTATCTTGACGCTGAGATTACTGCGTTCTTCCCCGCTAGACCAAATAGAATGATTATGGTTGAGTTTGATGGTAATGAAGAACACCCAGTATTCGGCAGACATTCTATGGTTATGGACACCCCTGCTCATAATTATGGTATGGGGTTAGAGCCTATTTGGGACGGGAATATTGACGGTATATCTCAATTGACTGACCCAACATCAGTGAGTGGAACTGCATTGACTATCCCAACTAACAGTGATAAGAGATTCTACACTAGGTTAACAACCGCCCAACATAATGGTGAGAATGCCGGTCCTTTCCGTAGTGGTTATTTTGATTCAGACGATGTAGCGGTGACTGCCGGAACAGTGAAAACTGTACCCGGCCTACATAATATGAAGAGATTATTTTGGAATCATACACCTAATGCTACTGGTAATAAATCAGCAGATGTGGGGGTGTTTGACGTAAAGAACAGGTATGCACGTGTTAAGGCTGATAATGCCTATCCACCTTCTTCAATATACAATAGACCCGCAGTATGGATGACTGGTGGGCTACCACACTTGACAACAAGTGGAACATGGACTGGATTCGTTGACCTTGATGGAGATGATACATACAACCTACCCGGCACTGGTGGGTTTGGTAGGTTAGGAAATGGTTTTGGAACTTCAAATTACTTCACATTCTCTGAAGGCACTAACACATTACGGACAGTCTTTAATACAAAGGGAATGACTTTCCTTTGGAATGGGGAAGTTGTTGGAACTGATGTATCATGTAGAACTCCAGTATGGGCCATGTCAATCAAATCTTGCGACATAGCAACATTCCCAGTGAGAACTCCAATCGCTCATCCATCTAATTCAACCGACCACTGGGCGAACCACTGGGCCGAAGGCGACCCTGCGGTAATGCACACTGGAACAAGAGATTACAACAGAGACGATAGAGTTGCTTTTACGGAACATCAAGGTGCAAGATACACTCTTTACCTTGGTGAAATGACATATGCTACATCGGGGACTTCACTCTCTAGGAGCGTTAGTACACCTTATGCTTTCGATACTGACTCTACATTGAATGCCGCTATGATTGCCCGTCTAACTGACTTAACGGCAACCGAAGCACAGTTTGTTGTATTTACCTCTGACAATTTTGCAGGGACACCATTCACAATTGGCAAACAAGTCATCACTGAGTCCAGTGGAACTTTATCTATCAACGTGGGTAGTGCTACATACATATTCACGATAGGGGGTAGTCCACCTACTTGGGTTAATAATGCAACGTATCATGTTTTTGTGTCATTACAAGGAGAGCCAATCACACCCGATTCAATTCCGATTACATCATTGAATGGTTTCACACAAACAAGTTATTTCGAGCCAGAATATCCCGCTAGAACTCTTTTACACGTACCTGCCGACCCTACGGACTTCCTTGACTCGAATGGTGAGATAACCCGGTTGACGAATCCAACTTTGCAGAAGTCGAATCAAGATTTACAAATCGACTCTATGACATTACGTCAATTACCAACAGACAGTATGCTACCATTTACAGTTGATTCAATTAAACAACAACCTTCGACAACGGTAGCAAGATATACTAAACTGAATATCTATGCTAGGAATATAGACAAGGCGAAAGGGATGGACGTTAGAGTTACTTTACTAGAACCCCCAGTGGTTGCTACAATAGACCAAGAGGCTTCTACAACAATAGATGGATTCATAGACCGAGAATTAGATTATACTGGTGGAATAGGAACACTGGACTTGACTGGTTTGCCAAGCAGCGTGGTCGCTAATGGTTTCGTCGTGAGGTTTAACTTTTATATACCTTCCGTTTCTGATACCTTACTACATCCTATCGACTGGTCTGCTATTCCTTATGTTACTTCATGGGACGTTGAATATGATGAGAAGCCGACAGTCGATATAGCAGTTATTTCAAACTCATATGACGGCAGCACTGCGACAAGTGTTGTTGAGGATTCAGACACTACATTCGCAACAAAGGTAGGACATGTGATAACATTCAGAGTGAGTGGTGCTACAACAGATGAAAACCGCACCATCTCTGAGTTTAAGGTTGAGTATGGCGACGGGACAGATAGTGGATGGGTAAAAGTAGAAACCCCTGCGACAAGTATAACTCAAGATATATCGTATGTTTATACAACAACAACTGGAACAAGAAACGTAAAAGCGTATGTCAAAGATGATGTGGGTAATGAATCAGTTGCTTCAGACCCTACGATAACTTACACTATTGTAAATGCCGAACCTATTGCTATCCTTAGAGCAATACCAACAATGGTAAGAGCGGGACAAGCAATTCGCCTCGACGCATCTTCTTCGTATTCGATTAATTCATCGGCTTCACTTTCAACTTACACTTTTAACTTCGGAGACGGTTCATCTGCTGTTTCTAGTGGTACGTCATATAACGACCATACTTATGCAGAAGCGGGTGAGTTCCTTGCTACACTTGTTGTCGTGGATTCTAACGGCACATCTTCGGCTGTTGCTAAGGTAGTTGTGAAAGTATTACCTGCAACACTAATCATCCCATTAACATTGAATACAAAGCCTTCATCTTTCAGCAGACGAAGGGTTGCTACCTTTACACAAACTCCAGTCTTAGATGCTGTTTATCCCGAAGTAACTGACCGAGGGCAGAGAGTTGATGAGTTTGAAATGCAAGGAATATTCCTTAAAGAAACTGAGAATACTGATATTGAGTTTATGGAAGAGTTGTTACAAAGCGGTGCATTGGTTGAGTTTGAATATGAAGCAGTTAATTTCTCTGGACAGGCAACTAACAAGACCTTTGTAGGAAGAATGGTTTCATTCAACTATCAACGTCAAGGCGGCAATGTAGGGCAGACACCTTACACTGCGGTATTCGTTAGAGAAGCAGGTCTGGGGGCATGATGAATGGCTTATTCCCCAGTCGATATGAGACCGCCAGTTGGTGCAGAACCGGGCTTACCGTTGACATCTATTGTTGATGCAACAGGTACATTTCGAAACACATTCTCTCCTTCACAACCACCTACAACAAACGACTTACTGCTAAACATTTCTCCCCCATCTTTGAACAGTGAAATGGGTTGGTTGGAGATGTCTCAAATAGAAGGTGTAACAGTAACAGGTTCTCATCATGATGCCTCAGCAACAAGTGTTTCAGTTTCGGGAACAGTCATGACTTTCACCGAAGCAGGTAGGTTCGGGGCGCACAGTAGAAGAACTGAAACAGGTAATCAACCTGCTAACCATACTTTTTCTATCAAGAGAGATACAACTTCAATCCCTGCCACAGATAATCAGTTGACTCTGGGTAGAACTACAACTAACGGTGCTCCTTTGAATATCGCTCATTACGCAGCAACAGTTGTTCCATCGAACGGACTTGGGATTTCATTCGGCTCGTTTCACAACACTGCGTATTCAGTCATTGGTTTCGTAGCAGACCGCTCAGATAAATCGGTAAGTGATATGGCTATGTTTGATAGAGCCGAAGAGAGTGGACCAACTTCTTCATACTGGGGGATTAACTTGGGTGCAAGACAAACCGTATTGGCTAGTGGTACATCGTTAACATCCCCAACAAGCACTGAATCTGCTACTGAAACTTCTAACATTCTGACTAACTATTCGACTATTCAAGTACCGAGAGTTATTGAAGACAGTGATGCTTTACCATATTCTATTGGTGCAGTTGAAAGAGGCAATCATGTTGTCGTCGATTCATGCGGTCTTGTTGGCTACGAAGGTGCGTTAGTTGTTACTGCGTTTCATAGTGTGCCAGAGGATGAAAACGATGAAACATATTCTGGGTTGAATGTTCAAGTTCATTCGGGTCAAACTCTACTAAGAAATGGTAAGTGGTATAACGATTCTACCTTAGCCACTGGTTCACGATATAATTACACAGACGGTACGCCTATATTTCCACTACAAGAAGCACTAGGAACTGCTGCTAGACGCTCTGGGAAGTCTGGAGATACCAATGACAATCAAACTACATTTATGACAGGAAGAAACATTAGAACCGCTCCTAGTACGGCTTTTGGAACTCAAACAATCAGCAGTCGAACATCTGTTCAATCTAAGGCTAGTGGTAGAATATATGGAGACATAACAGGAACAGGTGCTTGGTCTAAGACAACTGCAATTTCCTCAACCTTCCTTGCTGATAAAGTTCCGACCCGTGTTAAAGTTGTTCCTTCGATTCTTCGTTATGAAGATGTAACAATCGAGGGGGTTGCATTTCGAAAACCAATTGTTGACTATCATATTCTAGTATCAGTTGTCAATACCCCGAAAACGGTTAGAGCAAGTGGGACAGTTGACTATACAAGAGGCGCACCAACATTAGCCCAGTCTCACATTCCAGCAAACTATTCTGAAGATAGTGTAACAATATATCATGCTATATTCAGACTCGACCCAACACTTACAGGCGTTAAATTAGGAACTACGGCCCAATCAAAACAAGTAACACAATCTGCATGGGGGTTACATCAGATGACACCATTCAGACCCTTAGCAAATCCATCATGGGCGAGAATACCAAAGTTATGTGGAACAATAGAGCCGGGTGGATTCTATCAACAAGGTGGCATTTCACATCTATGGGACGCAGATGCTTACGGTGGAGAGTTGCTTGTAGGGGCAGATGCTATCGACGCATCGGACTTCAACTCGGCAGTTTGGGGTAACGGCCAAGTATGGGCTGACGGGGGCAGTGGAGCAGCAGGTAATCCTAGAGGCAGCGAACTACTACTATTCAAGTGGACAGCCAACAATGACGCTCTATACACCGAAGATGCTACCACAGCAACAGACAATCCATTGTATAATCTATTAGTGGGTAAGTCTGAATCTCTCGATGCTAGAACTGGCATTTCTATCTCTGAATATATGTATCAATGGACTATCCATGATTGGGTGTTTCCTCAAGTCGAACTAATGAGATACTTAGGTCAAGAGAGAAAAGACCGGGCCAAACACCCGGACCACACATCCTACGCAGAATCGTTGCTTCATCCGACAATACATTGTTCGTCATTGCGAATCATGGAAGATGGAAAGATGATGATGGCTGCGATTCACCGAGATATGATAAGTAATACTGGGGAATATCCGAGTCCCGACATTAACCCTTGGCCTTGGAATCCCGATGGTTTTTCCAATCCATGCCCGCCGGGTTTCTATTACGATGATGCTGCTAAAACATGCAACCCGATACAAGATGAACAGAGCGACCCACTTAGCGGCACTGGTGATGCTGTTTTACAGCATCCAGAGCCAGTGTTGAACTTCGGCAGTACGAACAACTACACTGGAACAAACTTCGGTGCTGTTCCACCTTGGGGGCAGATGGTTGCTAACTCAAGTGCAAGAAGTCTGATTCTATTATGGTCGGACACCCCTGCAAAGAATGGCAGGGTGCGTGAAGGTAAGGCAATGTTCGACATCAAATATTCAACAGTTGACGGGGCTAGTAAAGGAACACAAAACTGGATAGAAGATGATACGTGGTGGAGTGGTTCTCGAATTGCTTATTGGTTTCCCGAATCAGCACAAAGGGCGATACCGATTACTTACGGCTCATATCCAGAAGGACGTTGTTCTCATGCGGTCTTACCTAAGTGTCTCCCTCACATACTAAGTGATGGTTCTATTTTACATGGTTATCCTTACAGACAAATGACTGACCGTGTTTCTTATCTTGGGTATGACGACATAACCACAGAGAAAAGTGGAATAGATGCTTGGGCTGTTGATAGATACCAACATTTGAGAAAGACTAGGTTCATTCCTACAACCATTGGTTTTGCTGATTTCGGCTCATCTGCGAGTCCATTCTGCGAGTTTGGGTTCAATGGGTGGGCTTTCCCTGCGGCTCTGTATAACACACGTTCCTATGACACTACGTCGTATTCAGAGGGCGACACTGACGCACCATTCTCAGACTTACTATCAACAAATGCTGCTAGAAAATTAGTCGGCCCTCTCGGTGGGTTCTCACATTTCGGCCCTCTTCATTATGGTCTTTCATCTAAAGCACACCCGTACAGAACTGATAGAACTTGGAAACAGGTTCACGCTGGTCTAGGCTACGACATTCCTTTACATCTACTTGCACCCGGTCAAGTTCACGTCCGGGCTAGAGCAGGTGGAAAAGGAACTCTTGATTTAGAACTTGAAACTCCATTCTCAAGAACGGACACCCTTCACTTAGAAGGTGCGGCAGGTTTGTTATCTGGTTTTGATGCAGCAGGTGATGGTGGGACTATCGGTCAATCTTACTTACGCACTAATCTATGGGCTGATACAGCAAGGAGAACAACTAACAGTGGTAATGTTCTTTACAATGATATTCTATTACCAAATGAGTTAATGGGTGGCCCATTCGTAAGTGGTAATTCTTTATCTGCATTCTGGCTTAATCACCCAACAGACCACTTCCACGCAGGGGCTATCCCTGTTATGACAGGCAGTGATTACGACTGGGATAAAGTCTACACTGCCGGTTATCCACATGTAACATTGGCTAGAGCACAGGAACTTAGTAAGAAGGACTGGGTTGCTGTATCTGAACAATTGAAATCATCAGTCGAGGTACACGTATCTAATCACGTAAGACCATATTGGGATAGTGGTAGTATAGTCAATGCAACAGGAATAATATCCTCACAGGGTAATGTTACTGCGAATAGAAAAGAAATGAATGACAGTGCGAGTGCTACCGGAGCAACTGACGGCTATCTTGGCAAGGGTCAAAGAATATTGAGAACACCCGATGGGACATTGCATCAATTTACAATTGCTCCATCGACTAAGGCAAGCCGAGGGAATCAACCTACGTACGTACATTACACCAAACCACCGGGTTCAGATTTATTCTGGAATCGACACGCCGAACAACTTGGTGCAACAACAACTGGTCTTGATGAAGTCCTACTTATTTCAGAGATAGGTAGTTCTGCGCTTGACACTAATGATAAGATATACGGAGCAGCATTCGCCTCAGATAGTCTAGGAACAATACACGCTGTTATCGAAGTAGCAAGGGATGATTCTGCTAGTATAACAGGCGCACCGATACGCAGACTCTTCTATACATATGCAACTAGAAACATAGTCGCATCTTCACCGGACCACGTGTATAAGTGGGACTGGACGACTGTTACACCAATCAACATCTCAGCAACTAACAATCCATACACCACTGGAGATAACATGATGCAACCGACTTTAGTATGCGACTCTAAGGACAGGCTTCACTTGTCTGCGGTTCATTACCGGGAGAGTGCCTCAGAATATTCAGTCGTCTATTCAATCAAAGAACCGAATGCAAGTTGGGTTGCACTTCCGAGCGGTAGTCCAACAACTTGGGATGATGGAAGATGGGTTTCAGTTGACAACACGACATCAGGTAGAATAGACTCACCTAAGTTGGCTCTTAGGGGCGACGACATTCCTTTCATCTTCTTTAGAAAAGATAACAACACTGCGAATGCTAAAGTGTATGCTTGTCAAGGCGACTTAGGCTCTGGCACAGTGCATACTTTCGGAAGTCCACTTTACTTACATGAAAATGATGCTGATGTATGCGACTGGTATGATGCAATCATAAACGAAGAAGATAGGATATATGTAGTCTGTAGGTTAAGTAAAGTCGATGACATTGCTGCTAACGATGTAATGATAACTGCCATGAATGCTAGAGACGTATTGTCATCAACAACAAAGACTGTAAAACATATTTTTCATCCAATCTCCGGCGACCCATTCGATATATCCGACATGACAATGACAACTAATGGAAATGGGAATATTCACATCGTCGTTAGATGGCGTAGTAACCTACAATATACAACAGTGCCTACTCCAGAAGTTGACGGTGCTGCACCGCTTAGTTGGCCCGCAGTAGTTGACTCATCACCTATGACTATTGCAGGTACATCCGGTGTATGGACACAACGCTCACACTTCATGGAGATATGGCTTCCTTCTTTCGAGTTTGATGCTGCTACTGCTGATGAGAATGTTATCCGTTCTATGAATGTTCGTTGGCTATCTGTTCCATCAGTAAAGACTGACGGGACTGAATGGACTATACTAGGTGCGGCTGAAACTCTTGCAGGTAGTGAGGATTTCACTCACGATGCACCACAGTTACGTTACCAAAGATTCTGGGGACATAATGCGGCAGACCTAGACTTGGCTTGGACGACTAACCCATTGGCTTGGTACAGAACTCCACATGCAGGGTCGTCTTTGTACTGGCCTTGGAGTGGGGCTTTGATAACCCGCATAGGCGACCAAGATGCTGTGAGTGGTACTACTAACCGTCATGGGTTTTAGGCTTGTGAAAGTGTAGAACAGTTATCCTTATATACCAATGCACACTCCGATAGAACATGGAAGCAAGAGAATACTGGCAGACACGAAGAGAAGGAAAGAAAGAAGAAGGCGAGACGTACGCTGAGTACATCGTTAGAGAGTTAAATATCTCATTAGAGCATTTTGGCCGCTCTGAAAGAGCCGAAGTTAGAGACGACCATGTTTACTTCTGCGGTATGACTGTCTTAGAACACTGGGCTGACTGGTGCGACGACCGCCCTGCATCTTGGGTATGTTCCGACCACACTAACCCTAATGAAACTGTTATCTGGAATCACCGCGACCACGAAGGTGAAAAATGGTCTGGTAGTTTCAACGTATGGCATCAGTTCGTAGTATCAACACTCTGCCACATCGAAGGCTGTGGTTGGACTGCTGACTATCGAGACGAGGACGCTTGGGTGTTCGACCCTATCGCTAACCCACCGTATGAAGGCCACACAATAAGCGTGCAAGAATTGGCTTCACTTATGGCTTAGACTTCTGCGACAAGCACTTCGGTTGTTAGGACTAACCCTGCAATCGAAGCGGCTGTCTCCAGTGAGTTTTTGACAACCTTGGCAGGGTCAATAACACCCTGTTCAATAAGGTCTCCAAACTCCAAAGTCTTGGCGTTTAGACCGTAGTTAGAGTCATTCATTTCTATGACCTGCTCTAGTGCCTCTGAACCATCAACCCCTGCGTTAAAACACAACTGATGAAACGGCTCTGCTAGTGCATCATGTACCATCATCATACCTAGCCATTCGTCGCCTTCATGGTCGTCTGAGGCATCTAGTATCTCATCTCTAGCACGTAGATACATGATAGAGCCACCTACTACTATCCCCTCTTGTAAAGCGGCTCTAGTAGCGTTCAATGAATCATCTACACGTGCGATTCTTTCTTTCATCTCTGCCTCGGTCTTACCACCGATGTGTAATACTGCAACACCGCCGGAAATCTTACCTGCTCTTGCTCTCAATGCCTCTGCTTCCCAATCAGTTTCAGCGTCTTTCGATTGAGCGATAAGTGCTTCTTGTCTTTTCCGAATATCACTCTCTGTACCACGACCACCAACTATTGTTGTTTTCTTCATCGAACATGAGATTGAAGACGCACCACCTAAAGATTCTATTCCGTTCCTTTGAGTTGACATTCCCTTACTGGAGAAAATCGGAACTGCTCCTACAACCGTAGCAATATCGGTGAGTATTTCTTCACGTGAATTACCAAATGAAGGTGCTTCTACTGCTGCGACTTCTAAGATACCACGTGAAGCATTAAGGGCGAGCGTAGCCAAAGCCTCACCTTCCATCTTGGTAGCGATAATCAAAAGTGGTCTTTTCATCTCTACTGCATAATTTAGAACATCAACAATTTCTTGAGCGGTTCGAATAGTTTCATCAGTTACTAAAATCAAAGGCTTCTTCATCGTCGTTTGTTGTTTTTCCGAGTCGGTAATAAAATGTGAACTAAGTAGCCCCTTAGTAAACTCAAGTCCGTCAACAATTTCTAGCGTCGTATCGAGACCATTCGATTCTTCAATCGAGACAATCCCATCTCTTCCTACTGTTTGGAATGCTTGTGAAATCAGAGAACCAATTGCTTCATCATTATTGGCTGCTATTGTTGCTACATGAATCAAAGACGTGTCGTCAACATCGGAAGCCGCATCTTCGATTGACTTAACTGCTATCTCAACTGCCTTATCGAATCCTTTCTTAATGTGTATTGGATTGCGACCTGTTTTCATTTCAACTAATCCTTTATTGCATAATGATTGAGTTAGGATAGAGGCGGTAGTTGTTCCATCCCCTGCATTATCTTGAGCCTTACTCGCTGCTTCTTGAATAAGACGTACACCTAGATTCGCATATGGGTCTTCTTTCATATCAATGTCTTTAGCAATAGTAACACCATCATTAATTACAACAGGTGAGCCATATTGTCTTTCTAGTATTACAGTTCTAGCAGCAGGTCCTAATGTTGGCTTAACTGAATTGGCAACTTCATTTATTCCTCTCATTAATGCTTCTCTTGCTTCTTCACCATATATTGACTTCTTCATTCAATCACCCCTATTATATTCATTATTTTAACCATCAAGCAAATATTTCCATTCCACTGTAGTGAAGTCCCACAGTCTTTTTCTATCAAAACAACATCTCCTTTTTTGTATTCACTTTCTTTACTAAAAGGAGTAATTTCTTCTATTACTCCAAAGCCATACGACGCTGCTTCGTCTTGTATAACTATTCCACTTGTTGTTGTTTGTTCGGGCATCCAACGCTTAACTAGAGCATATCCTTTTGTCGGTGTTAAAACTCTCACAGACGGTTCGAGTCCTAAGTGTAATATTAAGCATACGGTAAATAACTTTAGTTTGCCCTGTATAAACATGGATGATGAGGCCGAGCGGTATGTTCGCATCGTTAGAGACCCTATTGACGATGAGTTTGTCATTACTCCGCCGGATAATCTCAAAGATTTCGTTGAGGAATTAGGGCAAGACCCACGAAGACCGAGGACGGCGATTGCTCGATTCGTTTCTCGAACATGGGCTGAAGTTCAGTGGTTGAATTACAGAGCAAGAGATACGGTAGCGGAACACGCTATGACCGTCAATGATAAAGAAGATATTAACAGACCCGCTCATTATCCAGCAGACTTCGGTCTCGGTTTAATCCCACATCCAAATACGATGACTGCTCTTTCAAATCAATGGACGACGGGTGGACCAACAACTTACTGTTATACTAATCTTGCATCACCAAAACCATTCGACCCTCATCTTCACAACGGCTACACCGGGGCAACTGACGGCTTCGGTTATCTCTACGCATCTGCGTCGTTATTCCCAGACCAATACGATTTGACAAGCAGACGTGGCGGTGGACCACGTGGCGGTTTTGCATTTACAACAGGACCGACCGAAGGCAACTATCCAACATCAGTTTTACCAAACCCAACATTCAATCTAGGAAAATTGGGTTACAGTAACGGCGGTTGGAATCCAGAAGGTCTACAATGGATGAATAGACCGAGACAATTTCAATTAGGTAATCTAAGAAACAACTGGCCTCACAAGGTTTACTTCGTTAGGTCAAGGCAAGTTTTGGGACGAACAATATACGGGCAGATAGCAGAAGATGAGGCAACGCCAAAGACACCTGTTGTATTAGTTAATGGAATTAGACCCTTACATGGTGTCAAGTCAATTTCTTCAAAAGATGACTTGAACACACCACGACAAATTACAATCAACATATCATCCGTTGCGGGTCGAAGGAGCGGCATAGCAGAAGTTGGAGAAACGATTCAAGTTTACTTAGCACCACGAATGTGGTCTAATCCACCATTGATATTCACAGGCTATGTAGCAGGGATTGAAGAAACATCTGATAGTATTCGATTGACTTGTCTTGATGCACTGGGTTTCTTGACGAATGAATATATCACCGAACAACCTGCACATGCAAATGGAAACATTGCTACTATAATTAAAAGTATAATCGCCAATTCCAGTTACAACCCACCTATCGCCCGCATCATCTCTGACTTTCAATTTACTTTACCAACTGGTTTGAAGTTCAAGGGTAAGACGAGATTAGCAGCGATTCAAACTCTGCTGAGTTTTGTGAACTCTGGACCGATACAATATCAAATCTACGCAGACGCTTATGGTTACATTCACGTAGCCCAGAAAAAAGAACTTCACGATTCTAACTTCACCCCTTACACAGCGGGTCGTGTTCCAAAGACTACTGTTCCTCTCGACTTTTATCCAACTATGATTGAGAGAGTTACAAACGATGATGACTTCTTCAACAAAGTTACTGTTGAAAATGAAGAATTAGACATTAGTGCGACTGTCTCATTGACAAGTGAAAGACCTGTTCATCGGTACATCAAAGATACTAGCGTTACCACAGTTGCACACGCTGAAACTCTTGGTAGGCAAATACTGATGAGACAAGGAATTGCGTACAGTCAATGGATAGTAGAAGGTCTTCCAGAACGATTTGATTTGAGAGCGGGAGATATAATGGACTTCGCATCAATTGACGGTAGTCTAGCGGGTAGACAAGAATTATTTTCAATCGCTTGGGAGTTTTCAACTGACGACTCTAGTATGACATTAACAGTCGGAAAACAACCATCAGACATAGCGGCAACCATGAGGATGGCCGCCGGATTAAGTGTTCAGTAGGTCTTGGTCTGGTGTATTCATAGAGGTCGCCGCACCAGTCGTTCTCTGTATTGCGGGTAGTATATTTACCTATAAAGGTTTGCATGTATATAGTGTAATCATCCTATGTGGAACAAAAGGGGTCATCATTAGAAGTGTTTCCCCGTAGGGGGAAACCCTTCTACAAGAATTAATATAATTCCAATACCCCTTACAGGCACACACATACAAGGGTAGTGTATGTGTAACATCACTAGGGGAACACTCATCATTAAATCCCTATAGGCATAATGTTATATACCCACACCCCTTCCCGTATAACATGAGCAACCGAATAACAGAACTAATAACACAAATCAGAGAACTACCGGACAGGCCAACTTTAGAACCCGGAGACTGCTACATGCAAAGGTACGGAACAACTTCGGTCCGTGTATGGTCTTACAGAGTTCGACCATTGACATCAGTTGGAATCCCACGAAACTTAATCACATCGAGAGTTTCATATCACAGGGTCAACCAAGGCAGAAGCCGTTTCCCCGACACTATTTACGACTTAGAAGTTGAAGTACCTCATAACACATCAGCAGACGGTCGAGACTGTGTATGTGGTTGTAATGAATTAACAAATGAGTTGTATGCTGAGTTGGCGAATGAGGGCTTCAATGTCTACTGGGGCGGCAGAACCCACTGGTTAGACAGGTGAATTAATAATGGTGGGGTTGCACCCCCTATTTGCCCCGAAGGTAATACCTCAAAAAAGCCGAGGGGGTGCGTGTCCATCGGGGTGGGTTTAGGTTATTTCCCAATACATTAGCACGCATCTCTTCGCATCTCTAATACAACCCTCATTATATTGGTGGGGTATATCTGAACCATCATGGCCGTCGTGAGAATCAACATTCCAAGCAAATCAAAACTTCCAAATCTTTGGGATGAGATACAACCGGATTTTCCAATGCCTTCACCTAGAAAGTTTCAGAATGAAGCATTATCAGTTATCTATCACGCATTGAAGAAAGATGAGTTTGACAACATAGTTATTCAAGCCCCTACTGGAATAGGGAAATCAGCCATAGCCATGACCGTTCAAGCACAGTTTCAGTCTGCTTATCTATTGACTCCGAGCCTCGGCCTCGCAACCCAGTATCTTGCCGACTACGGTCATGTTGTGAAAGAAGTGAGGGGTCGCTCCAATTTTCCTTGTTGGGTGAAGAGTGGTACTGCTGACGGTGCTCCTTGTTGGACGAAGAGAGGTGGTTCTTGTCCACATTCGAAAGAGACCGACCCCTGCCCCTACTACGAACAAAAGTTCGCTGCCTCTGACGCACGAATCACCCTATCCAATCCGGCTTATTTGTTTAGGGTAATACAGGGCGACCAAAGATTTGAACAAAGAGACTTCGCTATTATAGATGAGGCACACAGGATGGAAGGATTTCTTCTTGACCTTCTCGGCACTAGAATATCAGAGAAAGACTGGCAAAAAGTACATGGTCCAAAATGGAACTTTCCAATGCACTATCACCCTGCCGACTGGCTTGATGATGTAAAGGACTTCGTGAAGTCTTGCGATATGCACCTCAAGGCTGCCGAGGATGAAGAAGATGATGTAAAGATAAAGGCGTTCCGTAGTATCTTAGAGAAAGGAACTACGATTCTCACACTTCTGCAACAACCGGATAACGTGGTTGTCAAAATGGATAAGACAAGATTCGGTAGGTTTGTTGAGTTCAAGCCAGTTCGGGTTCGTGATTATGCAGTTGACATGCTTGATTCAGTTGCGAGAAAAAGAATCTTCTTGTCTGCTACTATACTTGACGTAGATACGTACCTTCATTCTATGGGACTTGAGGACCAGAAAACTCTCTACATCAACATTACCGAAAGTCCATTCCCCAAAGATTGCTTCAACATTCATTATGCTCCCGTTGGCTCTATGTCATACTCGAAGAGAGATGCAACTATTCCAAAACAAGTCAAAGCAATAATCGGAATAATGGAAAAATATCCGAACAAGCGTGGTGTCGTTTTACCTCATACACATTACATAAGGAAGGGCATAGTTGAAGGTTTGAGAGCAGCAGGTTACGGAGACCGAGTTGTAACTCACGATTCAGATGCAGGGGGTCGAGATTCAGCCATTGATTATTTCATGACAAGTAAAGAAAACAACTTAGTTTTAATCTCGACTTATGTCAATGAGGGGTTTGACTTCAAAGGTAAACTAGCCGAGTGGTTGGTATTGTGTAAAGTACCCTATTTACCTGTTATAGACCCTGTTATATCGACTCGATTGACAGAAGACGAACATGCATGGCGGAGAAAGTATGAAGGCACTGAGGATTGTCCATACGAGCCACCTAGTAAGTATAGTAATGGGATGTGTGGTTCGTTCAGTTGTCCCGCTCCTTGTAAGAAATGGTACAACCTTCAAACTGCGTTGACTATCGTTCAAGGTGCAGGTAGAATAGTACGTTCACCAAAAGATAAGGGTCAAATATTCATCTTGGATTCTTCGTGGGCTAGATTCCAAAGGATGAATGCAGGTATGCTACCTGCTTGGTTCAGAAACAATATCGGACCTATGCCCGCATGGTTAAGGAGACACGTAGGATGAATAAGAAACAGTTGGTATTCAAAAAACGAAATCCAGATTTCATCAATGAGTTGAAAAGAAAGAGAGAGATAATGTGTTTTGTTATGCATGAAAACGGAGAACCGTTATACAAATCTGCCGAGGCTCTTTGGAGTAAAGTCAATCGACAATATCAAAAACATGGTTATGTCAAGAATAAAGCATGGATAGAGTGGATAGGTTTTCGAGAGTTATTCTGGGAGAGGCTTGTTGATTCTCATAACGATTGGATAAGTACACGTGAGGACATTCAAAGATATGCTACTATAAGCAAAAGAGCATCTATCATAATGGGGGATGAAGAGGAATGACAAGATACCTAATGAATAGGACAATACCGAACAAAGTCCTTGCTCCTTCAACTGAATCTCAACCCGCACGTGAGTGTGAAGTGGTGGGGTTGTTCACCCTACCCGAATGTCCTAATTGTAAAAGAAAAGGACCAGTTGATTGCATGGCTCTAGGACCGGGCAATTTGTGGCCGAATAGCGTAGTTATATGTGGAGACAATGACTGCGGTTTGTATTGGTCGCTAGTATCACAATTTCCACCGGACACAAAATGGCGGTCTGATGTAACACCTTAAGAGGGTGAGGATAAGGAGAGGGGGAATATGGTTCACGTAAGACAGTCAAGTGAAAACGCAACAGTGTATCACGTTGAAGAGATTGGTTATGATATAGTCTTGACTTTCTTGTCTGCGACAAAAGGCCGCATGGACTTCTCTGTATCTCTGAATGATGAGCCTAAAGGTAAAGTGAATGTCCTATCTCAATACAGTATCAAGCGTCTAGCAAAAGACTGTAAAATAAAAGATGAAGATTTCCAAACCAACTTACTCAAGGCGGGTCTTATTCTAAAGGATGGAGAATACGAAGCGGCAGAGTTTGTATCTGCTGAAAAGAAAGAAGCCGAATCATTGTATGGTGATATAGAAGATAAAGATGTAAACGATTTTCTTGGAGACGCTGCCTTACTAGATAAGGTGAATAAAATACTCCACGAATCAAGAGACATGCCGTTTGTCGGTGATGATGCTAATCTCATTCTCACATTCTTAGTTATGTTATCATGTAAAACAGATGCACCATTGAATCTCGAATTGATAGGTCAATCGGCATCTGGAAAAACATACATGACACTGACTGCTAGAAACGGTTTCCCCAAATCTATGTGCATGGTATTAGCGGGTGCATCGAGAGAAGCAATGAAGTATGACTATGATGAAATTGATGAGGACGGCAACTTCATTGTCAACGTGGATGGGAAATGTATTATCATCTTAGAGAAAGACGAATCGTTTGCATTCATTCAGAGGATGAAGCCGCTCATGTCCGGCGACGATAAGGAGTTGGTTTGGAAAACTCCGATGAAGAATGAAATGACAGGAGAGATTGAGACTAGAGATTTCATTATCAGAGGACAACCTGCTTTCATTACATTAACAACTAGAAACCCAAAAGAACAGGAACAAATCACAAGACAACTTTTGATGACACCTCAAACATCTGTAAGTAAAGTTGGAAATGTTGTTCGTAATCAATTGATGGCGAAGGCTCGACCCGAAACTTTCACCGTGAATCCATTGGTTCATACTTTACAAGCATCTATGCTATCCCTTAGAAAGAACAGAGTACGAAATATATTCGCACCTTTGTTGGCTGAGTTTTTCCCATCGAGAAATGCTCAACATCAGAGGGACGTGAAAAAAGTCCTATCAGTAATCGACGCAGTTACGTTATTACATAGTCATCAACGTCCAACACAGACTGACAAAACAGGAACATACATTCTATCTTCTATCGAGGATAATATTGTTGGCTTGTTATTATGCGACATTGTACTTCGTGCTTCATTGTCGGGTGTACCGGACGATGCGTGGAATACATTCTTGCAGATGCAAACAATGGCAGATTCAAAACGCCGACTCACAATTGATGCTATTCAACAGTGGTTAAACCTTCACGCATTCTCGGTTTCAAAATCTCAAATCAAGGAGAAGCATTTGCCTACATTAGAAGATGCGGGTCTCATCGAAGTTGCCAATCGAGGTGGTGGCCGAGGTGGTAGCCGCAAGACATACAAGATAGTTAAGTCGAGAGAAGGACTACTAGATACATATGCGCTAACACCATTATTCATAGAGGCGGTTCGAGATAATCTGAAAGATGTAATCGCAGACTTTTCAGATGTACTTGGAACATCAGAACGAGCGAAATCAATCCGAGCATTAACAAAAAACGAAGGTAAGATACTCCGTAGCATCGGATGTAAAACCAAAGAGGAATCTGAGATTTGGCGAAGTCTATTCTTGCCGAATTATTTCAGAACAACAAACAAAGGCAACTTACTATGGAAAATAATAGGAACGTCTGATAATCGAGATGTGTTATACTCCGGTCGAGCATGGTTCGATAATACTTGGGAATCAAAGGCTACCGAGAAACTTGAGGCTAAGAGAGAGTTGAGAGAAGAAATGAGAGTTACCACAATGAAAACAGCCGACATAGATAATGACTCCCTTTGGGATAGTTTGATGGAATCCCACTTAGAGGACTTAGAGGAATGATGACGCTCTTTATATGGGTGGGGATTTCTGACTTTGAATATGCCGTCAAAGACCGCTAGTAAAACAAAGAAATTGCCAAAGAACGTACAGAGCCGTTTACAGCCCTACATTGATAGGGGTGTTCAGAACGGTATTTTCGTGGATGATTCCCCAGTCGTCGACCTTTTCTCAAGAAAAGCAAACGACCCGAATCTACGTGAAACAATTCAAGCATTAGGTGGAATGAAATCACCTGCCGCTCAAGGATTCGTAACTGATTGTGTCCTTACTGATTTGTCTAACATCCTACGTCAAAAATCGTACACTGCTCATATGGATGTATGGGAAGTTGCTCACCGAACAGTCGGAATCGCAAAAGGAAATCCACGCCCAGTATGTTTCATCTACGGTCAAGCCGTTATTGAAGATGGCGACGCAGTAATGGACGCTGCTATGTTCAGTATGTCTCTATGGGATGACGACGCAGCAATCGCAGATGACCTTGTAAGAGGCTCATGGAAGGCTGCTGTATCATGTAGAAACCTAGATGCTGAAATGCTAGACCTAAGACCATTGACAGGCTTAACAGCGTTCAATGAAGAAGAATACGACCACTCACCTGCTGAGGACGTTCTACGTAACTTGTATGACGTTACAGACATAGCAGACTTAGAGGACGACATCTCAAGAACACCAAGAGACTACCGTCTAGTTGAAGCGACTGTATCATATGCAGGGGTTCAGACTTCAAGGACTGGAAATCAATTCGGTAAAGTCTTACTAAAGGACGAATCAACTATGACTATGGATGCTATCGAGAGCGGTGAAAACCTTATGCTCAACTGTATTACTACACCCGACATTGCATCTCGCTATGGTCGATATTCAAGAATCCTAGCACTCATTACAACCAAAGTAAATGGTGAATACGGACTATCCGCAAACCTAGAAATCGCAGTCGGTCTAGTGGTTGTTGAACCACCAAAGCCGGAAGTACCCGAAGCAGTAGCAGGGGATGACGGTGCAGACGACGCAGCAGATTATTTTGCTGACGACGATGACGAAGAAACACAAGACTCCACAGTTGAAGAAACCGTTGAAGAGACCGCAACAGACGGCTCTATTGAGGCGGAATCTGACACGGAAACTGTAGAGGGTGATGCCGAATCTCACGAAGCCCCGTCAACTGATGACGACTGGGATGACTGGGAGTAAGCAGTTTAATTAGGTGGAGAACGGAGAGATTCATATGGTAAAATCAGCAAAGAAGAAAACAGAAGCCTACGCTAATTTGATTGCATCTTGTGATACAGGAGATTCAATGGTGAAGATAAGACCACGCCACATGAAACTGCAAGGTTTCAGCGGTGCGGGTAAATCCACTTTCGCTCTGAAACATTTTGCTTATCATAGTGAAGGACGAGACCCTTCTGAATGCTTGATGACGATTATTGACTGCGACCTTGAAGGCCAAGCCGACTTGGTAGCACGTGAAGATATTCTACCACCGTCTCTCCGTTCTCGCCTATACCGTAAGGTATGTCGTAACCCACAAGAAGTCAATGATATGGTTCTAGCATTCATTGATTTACATAGACAACACGCTGCTGAATATCCAGACGGCGTTCGTGTAATGGTTATGGAAAATGAAGGAGCATATTACCTATCATGCCGTGATTATTATTCACAAGAAGTACACGGTAAGTCCGAAGGTGAACTATTACTTGCTAGACAACAACAAGCAGTAGCAGAAGGGAAAAAGACACTACCTGCATTCGCAGAAGGTCAAATGCACTCTTACAAAGTAATCAACAAATTATTTTTCCAACCATACGAGAGACTCAAAATTGGTGGAGAGTTGTATAACTATCACTTCTTATCTACGGTACTACTTAGACAATATACCCAAGACTACGGAACTGCAAACGAGAAACAAGTGGTTTCAGCAGCGGGCAGACCAGACCAAACCGACCCTCTCTTTGATTGGATTATTGAACTATCTCAGCAACAGCGAACCAAAGGCGGAGAGACACAAGTAAGACACACAGCGCATGTAAAGAAATCACGTGCTTGTAAGCCATTCAGAATAGACAACCCAACACCAGAAAGATTCTGGGATGCCGCTAGAAAGCAGGGGATGAACTGAATGATGAAACACCCTGCATGGTTAATGTGGTCTGAGGCTATTCCATCAGATGTTATTGATGGATGGGTTGAGAAGTGTGTAAAACTTCCTGTTCAAAAAGCGTCTACTTTCAGAACTGGAGACGATGGCGACGATGAGAATGATGGACATAGGAAAACCGATATTCGATGGATTCCAAACGATGACGTTTACAAGGAATTACATAACACAGTTTGGGAATATGCTATGGCAGCAAACCAACACTTCGGTGTCTCGGTTTCCACATTACCACCGCTACAATTTACAGAGTATTCAGATGTTGGACATCATTATGATTCACACCACGATATTGACTACATGAGACAAGATGGTCGCCATAGGAAATTAAGCGTGGTTATACAATTGACTGACCCCGATGAATACGAAGGTGGAGAATTAGGATTCTCTCATACTGCTTCACCTGCTCCAATAGACCTAGCAAAGAAAGGGTCAATCATAGTATTCCCTTCGTACCATGAACACTACGTAACCCCTATTACCAGTGGACACCGAAAGTCTTTGGTTGGATGGATAGAAGGACCTAGATGGCAATAATTAAGCGTTTAATTTATACGACACTTAAGATACGCTTTCATTATGAAAGTACCCTACTTATCGGCCAGTAGACTAAAAATGGCGAAAAACTGCACACAACAATATGAGTATCATTATGACCCCAAGTCTGATGATGAAATAACGCTTAAGGCAAAAGCGAACCACAGGGATTCTAGTCAAGCGGCTAGAGTCGGAACAAATGTTCACAATGCACTAGAGCATTGGCGTAAGCCAGATGAAGATGGTAAAACTGGCAAACTAACATTCGACCGTCTAATGGAATTGTACGAAAAAGAAAACGCAATTTCAGAAGTCGATTTTCAATTCTATCAAGATGGTAAATCTATGCTGACCCGTTGGTTCGACCGTAGGGGTCGTCAACCAGTAAGAATCATCGACACAGAAAGAGGATTTGGAACACATCGAAATCCTTACAAATTATCAAACGGAACACCAGTATTCGGTTTCATTGACGCTATCTTGGAACACAGGGATGGAACAATTGAACTTCTTGATTACAAGACTCAAAGGGCTGACATAACTCAAGCCGAGGCTGATAATTCAATACAGGCCGGAATCTATCTTGCAGTTGCTAGAGAGTGGTGGCCGGAAAAGAAAATCAAGTTTTCATTCGACTTGCTACGCTACGGCGTAGTGTCAACTACATGGTCCGATGAAAAAATCGACACGTTCAAAGATTGGTTGAAGGCTCAGTACGAATGGATTTCAAGTATCGACAAAGGTAATCCAACTATCGGAGATGGATGTAAATGGTGTGCCTTCTCTGATATATGCCCGAAGGCTCAAGAGTTGATGCAAAAAGGTGCATGGGATTTACTCGACCCTACTACGGGTGAGGACTTGGATGATATGCTAACAGAGTTAGCCACTATCAAAGCCTCTAAGCAAATGTTAGACCGTAGACAACGTGCTATTGACGCTCATCTAAAGAACAATGTATTCGATAGGCAGATGCCTGTTGATGAATGCGTTATAGAGACGCAGAATTGGTCTGTTGTTTGGGGCGAGACCACACGAACACAATACATTCCCTCATTGGTGCAAGAACTTATTCCACCTGCTGTATTCGGTCAAATGGTTTCTCTATCCAAAACCGCTGTTGAAAAAGTTCTACCAGTTTTACCCGATGATGTTGCGCTTGAAGTCAAAAAGACTGCGATAGTTAAGCCACAGCGTAGGATGAACATAAAGAAAAAGGAATCGAAAGCAGATGAATGATAAAACACAAGACGACAAATACGTGCCTAGTAGTAAATATGGACAGCGACGAAAAGGTCGCTTAGGCAAGTCTGACGGTCGTAATGTGAAACGTCTTTGGAATGCTATGATGAAAGCGGGTGCAACCCATCCCGATGGCAACGCTTTGACAACAGGTCAAATTGCCGCTCTCGATAATCAACCATTCGAAATGAATCGTTTATCAAATCATCTCGCAAAGAAACCTCATCTATTCGTGTGCGTAGGTTCTGAAAAGATTTCCAGCGTAGATGGCAGGTCCAAATATCCGCAAAAAACATGGTTGGCTTTACCGGATGCGTATGACCTATAACTAAACGGTTATATACCCCTACCCTCTCCGTTAGAACATGAACTGCCAAGAACAACAAATGACACAACAAATGTGGGACGCTATGCCTCAAGGTATGGCATTAAACTATCACCCTTCTATGGAGTACATGGACTTAGAGCCTACTGTATCTGAGTTCAACGGTGCTACTTACAGGTGGGACGCTGAAGTCGGTGCTTGGTACTGTACCCAAGTAACCAACATGGAAGCCGTGTTAGAGGCTTACTCAAACAGGGTTTGGAGAGGAATGGACGTATATGTTGAACCTCAAATAGAGAGGGTGTACGCATGAGTGCATTCGACCCTCGACTTCAATTCTTGAAGGACGGTTTGGCCGCATGGGAAATCCAGAATCATTGGAAAGGACCATGCGGTCATTCTATCTCTGAACTAGACTACGACTGTGAATATTGTAAGGCAGTTAATGAGTACATAATGTACCTAGACTGGCTACCAGAATACAACTACGGTCAACGTGTAGGCGGGCAATAACACAAGTTCGTTTATATTGGTGGGGAACTACGTTCAAAGCATGGCTAGAGAGAACACTCCTAATAGTGCTGTGTCTCGACAGGTGGACATAACAGCCGCAACTAGCCTTCTTACACGATTTCTCGATGCAGGGACAGTGGATGACCCACCCACCCCAGTACGTATTTTATTCGACAACGACGGTGCTTCTATTTGGACTACGAATCAAACGAGAACACTTCAAGTATTTGTTGACCGATGGGGTGTCCTTAGTTCACTGGCAGAGCCTTGTGTACTTTTGGTTAACCCAAAGGAACTTTCGAATCTTCTCAAACTAAAGTTTCAGAGTGAAAATGTTCGTATCACTACGGACACTCATAGTATGATTCGCATACAAGGAGAAACGACAGGAGCAGAAATCAATTGTGCTGACGAGGATGAATGTTTGACAATACCCGACCGTTGGGTTTTACCTATCGTGGATGGTGTGAGAACATTCCCCATGTTTAGAAATGAACCGGCTGATTATATTATTGAAATGTCTATGAGTCAACTCAAGAACTGTTTGAAAGATATGAAGGTAGCGAAAGCCCCGTATGTTGAATTATTCTTGAACGAAAAGAATCGAGGCGAGGGTAGATGTATGGCCGGTCATTGGACTTCTAAGACGACACGTTCATGGTCTGACGTGGAATATGAATCTGTTATTGAGCCTACATCTTGGACTATTAGATTCAGTGAAAACCTCGATACTATACTTCGTAAGTTTTCAATTGATACAACTGAAGTACGTATCTCGAAACATAGAGAAGGTGCATTCGTTATTATAGATTCAACTGATGGAGAGTTTACATCAGTTTTAGCAACAGAAGCGGTGAAAGAATGAAAGAAGACGTAATGAAAAAAATAGAAGAGATGCTTGGTTTTACTGAGGACGATGTAGAGAGTTTGAGGCTGTTAGTTACAGTTGACTTACTGAAATCGGCTATGGGAATAACAGAGCAGCAAATAGACCTAGCATATGAACAAAGAATCAAGAAAGAATTGAGAAGTCTTTCGGACACATTTACAAAAATATTGGACGGGAATTGATGAGACTTGACTTCCAACAGTTTGAGGAATTATGTGAGCAATTAGGCTTCACACATTACCCACGTGCAGTTGGAAATCCAAGACAACATTTCATCTTTACACCCGAAGATGCTTATGCTTCTTTTGTTGAATGGAACGGCTCTAATTCGTGCTTTATCAGTACACAGGGTTATGACGGCTTGGGGTATGATGGCGGCGGTAAACAACTGCCTACGCAGATACAATACCGTCTCACCTTCTTCGACTTCGACCATGACACCAAGCCGGAGAATGCTTACGCTGATGCTGTTAAGTTATCTCAGTACCTAGAAGAACACGACATTGCTCATTGGGTTCAATATTCTGGCTCAAAGGGTTATCATTTATTCATCATGCACAGACCGACTTTGTTCAAGTACAAACATACTGATGGTTCAGCAGATGCACTACGGAAAATCGTTAATACAACTCAGACTCACTTGAAGGTTTTACTTGGCTTAAATACACTCGATGTCCAAACTACTGGCGACCCTAAGCGGTTGTGTAGATTTCCATTTACTAAACATGTGAATAGACATGGAGAGATAAGTGGCCGCCATGCAATGCCTGTTACTAGAGAGATGCTTTATGGTGGACATGATGATATTGTGAAACATTCTTACCGTCCGAGAAATGTTGGAAACTACATTCTGGGAAGTAAGACATTCAACTTGAAGGAACTCATTACATACATAGACGTGAGAATCAATAAGGAAGATGTGGAACTTCGTCCTGTTAACTCAAGTCAAATCAATGTCAATGTTGAAACATCACTGGGACAGTTTCTTGCTTCACTAGAAGTTAGATGCCCCGGCGTTATTAATGAGTTGAGAACAATGAATCCATATCACAAAGCGAGAGTCCATACGGCAATGTTCGCCAAGTCTCTAGGTATGGATTTGGAGACCTTCGACGCTCTCTGGATTGAACTAGCGAATGAAAGGGGCTACGTTGATGTTGAGAATCATGATTATCGAAGACATCAACTTCGTTCAATATTTCATAACGATAGATACCACACAAATGCCAATTGTTCAACTTTGAAAAGAGACCGTTGTTGTATTGGCGACGCATGTCCTAAATATATCAAAGCATTCCCTAAGAAAAAGAAGATTAAACGCAAATGGAGCAAGAAAGTATGACCCCCGCAAACAAGACATTCAAGCCTCAAGAAATATTAGACGACCCTGTTGCTTTTGCAGAGGCGGCGAGTAGTGGTGGATTAGGCCGTAAACTTGCCTTGTTACGCCTTCTAAGCGGTGGTAGCGTTGAAGTTGGGGAAATACCCGACTCGATAGAAGAACGCTGTGAATGGCTCGGTAGGGCTATCATAAACGAATTGTTAGATAGACAACAAAAGGTAGACCATAGAGAGCATTGGGTTATCGCTGAATATCTCAACAATCTTGGTTTTGAAATTGTTCATCTGAACACCGGGTCTGGAGACATTTCAACTCGAAGTGTTTCCGTAGAAAGAAAAGAAGATGACTTTCTACCTTCACTTTTCGACGATAGGAGATTAAGACAACTTGGTGCTATGAGAGAAGAGGCTGAGTTTTCTTATCTTGTAGTAACGAAGTCTTATGAAGAAATCAAAGCAGATGTTATGATGCGAGATGTGAACGAGAGAATCCTTCTCGGATATATTGCTTCTCTATGTGCAGTCGGCTACCCCCCTCTATTCATCCCCGACAAGCATGACGCTGCCGAACTCATCAAGAGACTGGTCGATAAGATTGAAGATGACGACCCTAGAGTTTACGTTCCGAGACCAAAAGGTGCGAAGCCGAGTGATTATAGAAACGCCATGATTGAATCATTACCTAAGATTGGAACTAAGACGCGACGTAGAATAGTTGAGACATTTCCGAACTTCGCCAGTCTAGCAAATGCTACTGTTGAAGAGATAATGGCAATAGATGGAATAGGCAAGAAAACAGCCGAGAAGATTCATCGTATATTACATGATTAAATAGGTGGGGAGTCAAAGATTTATCATGCCTCAATTCCGAGTCTCAGTTGACTTTGGTAAAGAAGGAGTAGAGCAGTTAGAAGTTAACGCCAATAATGTCGGTGTTGCCTTGAAACAAGCATATGAAATAACTGCTGAAAGAAAGACGAACCCCGTTTCCGTCAATGTGGTACGTGTTATTGAAGAAGTTTGGGAAACTAGAAGCCCAGTAATGAAAGCATAAACACAGTAATGAACCACGTCGGGGGACTTGAACATAGACATGATACCACACTCTGAAAAATTAACTTGGACGACAAGCGGTGCGTTCGGTATGGAACTTCTCGGTATTGATGAGAATGGAGACCACGTTGCTACCGTTGTATGCAAATCAGATGGGACATGGACATTCGTTTTTACAGGCTATGCAGGTCGAGGAACTATTCAAGTCGGCAACGGTTGTGATTACAATCCATTACATATGGTAGAAGTCCTAAGAACACATTTTATTGAACCCGAAGAAGAAAGTAATTATATTCCATTCAAACCTAAAATGAAGAAAGCAGACATTGACCCAAACTGGGTTAAGTGGGACGAAGGATGGAGTGAAGAATGGTCTTAACATGGTCTCAGACTGGTGCTAATAATCGCACTGAAATGTTGGCTTTTACGAACTCTTCCGTGTCTGGACAGCATAGTGGTATTCATCTTACGAAGAGAGACGACGGCATGTGGGTTGTGTTTCACGAAGGAGCAGAATACGTTATGCCAGACAGGACAGGAACAGAAGAAGCAGCACGTGAGTTTCTAATTTCCATGCTTGGTGGCAAAAAGTTATCTAATAGAAACGAGGATAAACCCTTTATCCGGTTCAATGACCACGAAAGAGGGGCATCCTTCGATGTGTGGCAGGTGAAATAGTGTCTAAAAGAAATAAAAAGGACTTACGTAAAGCCGCTTCGAATCGTTTAGGAAAAATGAATAGTTCCGATTCTTTGAAAGAAAGGGCGAAAATAAAAGCAAACATCTCTGACCCAGATGCAGTTGGTCCAGCACCCCCTACACCACGACCCGTAGGTCCACAAGGCCCTGCGAGAACAACTGACGGAACTACGTCGGTTAATTGGCGTGGTGTCTATTCAGACGACATCGAATATTATCAAGGAGATGCAGTATTCTATAACGGGTCATCTTACATTCGAATAAGAAGAGGCAGTACGACTGGTCAACTTCCTACAAAGAAAAGATACTGGGATGTCTTGGCGCAACAAGGTGGTGTTGGTCCTAGTGGTCCAGAAGGTAGTCAAGGTATCATTGGTGCTACAGGCCCAACAGGTTCAGCAGGTGCAGCAGGTCCACCCGGAGCAGATGGTCCGGCAGGTCCGGCAGGTCCGACAGGTCCAACTGGTGCTGATTCTACGGTAGCAGGTCCACCCGGTCCAGAAGGTCCAACTGGGCCAGCAGGTCCAACTGGACCTACGGGGGCTGATAGCACAGTAGCAGGTCCACCCGGTCCAACTGGGTCAACAGGTCCAACTGGAAGCACTGGAGCAGTCGGTCCTACAGGCCCAACAGGTGCAGACGGCCCAACAGGACCGACTGGATTAACAGGCCCAACTGGACCAACAGGTCCAACGGGTGCAACAGGGTCAACAGGAAGCACTGGCCCAACAGGTCCAACAGGACCGATTGGTTTGACTGGAGATATTGCAGGTTTCAGATATGAGTTTGACAACGGAACAACATCAACCGGGTTTGGAGCAGGTATTTTCAGATTCAATAACGCAACTCCTTCAAGTGCAACCGAGATTTATGTTCACGATACTTCCGACACGTCTCACAACATCGATAATATTCTGACATTAATTGACGGACAAACATCAACTATCAAAGGAACAATCTTGATTAAGACTCAAGCAAATGATGTCTTTAGTGCTAATATTACAGAGATTACCGAGACTTCTAACATTTACACTCTATCACTTTCTTCCGTCTCGGCTTCTGGAACTTGGTCCGATGGTGAAATTATATTCATTCAATTTACGTCCGTAGGTGATAAGGGAGACACCGGGTCAACCGGGTTAACCGGGCCGACTGGACCAACAGGCCCAACGGGTTCAACTGGACCGACTGGAGCAACTGGCTCAACTGGGGCAACAGGTCCAACAGGGGCTACAGGTGCAGTAGGACCGACTGGCCCTCAAGGTGATACTGGTGCTACTGGTGCTGTTGGCCCAACAGGTCCAACAGGATTAACAGGACCTACAGGCCCAACAGGGCCGACTGGAGCAACAGGACCAACCGGACCTACAGGAGCAACAGGACCGGCGGGTAGTATTGGGCCAGAAGGACTGAACTGGAGAGGAACATGGGATTCAGCAACAACTTATGCAGTTGATGACGCAGTATCTTATGATGGTTCGTCTTACATTGCGATTTCATCTAGTACCAATGAAAGGCCAGATTTGAACGTCAATGATGAATGGCAGATACTATCATCTGAGGGAGATACAGGACCTACAGGTCCGACTGGCCCTACTGGACCGACAGGTCCGACTGGGGCAACTGGTGGCACAGGTCCGACTGGACCGACAGGAGCAACAGGTCCAACTGGGTTAACAGGCTCGACTGGACCTACTGGACCTACGGGTGCTACTGGTACTGCGGCAGGTTTTGGTACTCCGACGGCAACAACAGGTCCGATAGGAATAACCGCATCTGGTCCAGATACCGCCAAAGTCTTTGCATTCTCAATACCCGCAGGGGCTACAGGACCTACAGGCCCAACAGGGGCTACAGGACCGACTGGAAGTACGGGAGCGGCAGGTCCGACAGGACCGACTGGAAGTACGGGAGCAACAGGGCCTACTGGTCCTACGGGAGCAACAGGACCAACTGGTACTGCTGCCGGATTTGGAACTCCAACAGCCACCACTGGACCGATAGGAGTAACAGCAAGTGGCCCAGACACAGCCAAAGTATTCGCATTTACCATTCCTCAAGGTGCTACAGGACCTACAGGTCCAACAGGAGCAACTGGAAGCACTGGTCCGACTGGACCTACTGGAGCGACGGGAAGCACTGGACCGGCAGGTAGTGATGGGGCAGCCGCAGGTTTTGGTACGCCAACCGCTACTACTGGTCCAATAGGTGTTACAGCCAGTGGACCGGACACTGCGAAAGTATTCGCATTTAGCATTCCAGCAGGGGCTACAGGTCCGACTGGACCAACAGGAAGCACTGGTGCAACTGGACCAACAGGTGCTACAGGCCCAACTGGACTTACTGGCCCAACTGGTCCGACGGGTGCTGCCGGAGCAACTGGTCCGACTGGACCAACGGGTGCTACCGGACCGACAGGGGCTACTGGACCAACTGGTCCGACTGGACCAACCGGACCTACGGGTTCTATTGATGTCCTTACAGACGTAACAATAACATCAGCAGAAGACCAACAGATTTTGGTTTACGATGGTGCATCTTCTGAATGGGTAAATGAATATCATGATGAAATGTATATCAGAGTAAAGAACGATACTGGTGGTTCTTTGTCTCAAGGTAAAGTTGTATATGCAAGTGGACCGCAAAATGCAAATGTTGTTGATGTAGGATTAGCAAGAGCAGATTCGGCAAGCACTATGCCCGCTATGGGAGTCCTTTACCAAACACTTGCAGCAGGTGAAGAAGGAATAGCCGTAGTGTTCGGAAAAGCGCATAATATCGCAGCAGATTTCACAGTTGGAGATGTATTATATGTAAGCCCAACAACAGCAGGTGAAGTTACAAACGTAAAACCAACTGCCACTACTTCTCATCTAATACAGAATGTAGGTATTCTAATGAGTGCTCATGCTTCTAATGCTTCTGTATTTATCACAGGTGTTGGAAGAACAAATGACGTTCCAAATAATATCGACATAACTGGAACTATTACTACTGATGGAGATATTACATCCGGGGCGAACTACGTACAATCTCAGAACAATGCTACGGAGACACGTTATTTACTACGTGGAACTGCTTCACCCGGTTCTGGTACAATCAACTTGGATTCTTGGACTATTACTCAAACAGCGAATGTTGAATACACAATTACAATGGAAAGAAGCACTGGTGATTTAGAAACGATGAAAATATTAGTGCATTCTTCACAAGTAAGTGGGGATGCTGTTAATTTCTCGGTCTTTTCAAGACTTGGTGAAGACACTGGTACTATCAGTGTGAACGTATCATCAGATACGGCCACACTTAGGTTTACGCCAACGGCATATACCGGGTCTTACTCTTGGGTAGGTAGCGCAAAGCGGTTGAATGATTATTGAGGTGTGATGAATGGCAGATAATTTCAAAGTTGACGGAGATATAGAAGTCGAAGATGGTATAAAGTTCGGAGATGGAAGTAGACAAACAACCGCTTCTAGTGGAATAGCAGGGCCTACAGGACCGGCAGGGCCTACAGGTCCAACGGGTTCTACTGGAGCGACAGGACCGGCAGGTGCAACAGGTCCAGCAGGTTCGACAGGACCGACAGGTGCAACAGGACCGACAGGGCCGACAGGTCCTACAGGAGCAACAGGTCCTACAGGAGCAGCAGGGCCACCCGGTCCTACAGGTCCGACTGGTGGAGATGGACCAACTGGTCCAACAGGTTCTACTGGGCCTACAGGTTCTACTGGACCGACAGGAACAGCCGCAGGGTTCGGTACACCTACCGCAAGTACAGGACCAATAGGTGTAACAGCGTCCGGTCCTAACACAGCCAAAGTTTTTGCTTTTAGTATTCCTCAAGGAGACACCGGAGCGACAGGTGCAACAGGGCCACCCGGCCCAACTGGTCCGACAGGGGCTACTGGACCTACTGGAAATACAGGTCCAACTGGAAATACAGGTCCAACTGGAGCGACTGGTCCAACAGGTGCGACAGGTCCACCCGGCCCAACTGGTGCTGTTGGTCCAGCAGGTAGTGTTGGTCCAGAGGGTCTAGTTTGGAAAGGTACATGGGCTACTTCGACTGCTTATGCAGTTGACGATGCTGTTTATTATTCCGTTGAGGAATCATCTTACATTTGTATTCAAGCACATACATCGGGTGCAATAACTCCGACTAACACATCTTATTGGAGCATCTTAGCAGCACAGGGAGATACAGGTCCTACAGGTCCGACAGGGGCTACAGGTCCAGCCGGACCACCCGGCCCTACTGGTGGCACTGGTGTAGCCGGACCACCCGGCCCAACCGGAGCGACAGGGCCTACTGGAGCAACAGGTCCGACTGGTAGCACTGGACCAACAGGAACGGCAGCAGGGTTTGGAACACCCACAGCAAGCACTGGTCCTATTGGTGTGTCTTCAAGTGGTCCAGACACCGCTAAAGTATTCGCTTTCTCGATACCCGCAGGGGATGTAGGCCCAACAGGTGCAGCAGGTCCACCCGGTTCTACTGGTCCTACTGGCCCTGCTGGTGCGGCAGCAGGTTTCGGAACTCCTACTGCTAGTACAGGTCCTATTGGTGTTACAGCAAGCGGTCCTAATACCGCTAAAGTATTCGCATTTTCTATACCACAGGGAGCAACTGGCGCAACAGGGCCTACTGGGGCTACTGGTCCACCCGGTCCTACCGGACCTACTGGTGCTACAGGACCTACTGGTCCTACAGGACCTACTGGTCCTACAGGTGCTACCGGACCTACTGGTGCTGTTGGTCCTACTGGAGCGACTGGTCCGGCTGCCGGATTTGGAACACCCACAGCCTCTACCGGACCTATCGGAGTAACCGCTAGTGGACCGGACACGGCTAAAGTATTTGCATTCAGCATACCTGCGGGTGCTACTGGGCCAACAGGTGCTACTGGAACAGCAGCAGGTTTTGGAACTCCAACCGCTTCTACTGGCCCTATTGGAGTAACGGCTAGTGGACCGGACACAGCGAAAGTCTTTGCCTTTTCAATACGTCAAGGTGCGGCAGGTCCTACAGGACCAACAGGGCCTACTGGTCCTATTGGACCAACCGGACCTGCGGGGGCTACAGGACCTACTGGTGCTGCGGCTGGCTTCGGCACTCCGACAGCCTCAACTGGTCCTGTTGGAGTAACGGCTAGTGGTCCTGACACAGCCAAAGTATTTGCTTTCTCTATACCTAGTGGTGCAACAGGTCCAATAGGGCCAACAGGTGCTACTGGTCCTACAGGTCCGGCTGGTCCTACAGGTCCGGCAGGGCCTACTGGACCTACAGGTGCTACTGGGCCAACCGGCCCTGCCGCCGGATTTGGAACACCTACCGCAAGCACAGGTCCAATAGGCGTAACTGCCTCTGGACCAAATACTGCTAAGGTGTTTGCATTCTCGATACCGGCGGGTGCTACTGGACCTACTGGTCCACCCGGTGCAACAGGACCTACTGGACCTGCCGGACCTACTGGGCCACCCGGTGGAACAGGGCCAACAGGACCTACCGGACCAACTGGTTCTACAGGTGCTACTGGACCTACCGGACCAACTGGACCTGCCGGAGCGACTGGACCAACTGGACCTACCGGACCAACTGGTGCAATTTCATGGGAAAATGTTTGGGCTGATGGTAATTACTCCATAGGTGATGTTGTTACTCACGAAGGCGGTACTTACATTGCGGTGGCTGGTGTCAGTTTTGGCGAAAATCCACCCAATGATTCGAGTAGATGGCAAACATTAGCAACACCCGCTAAGTTTTTCATTACAGCAGAATGGAATGACCAATATTATTCATCAAGTCTTAGAAACGGTTGGAGATTTTCTTTTGGTAGTGGTATCAATAACGTAAACAACACTGATGGTTCAACAAATCCAATGGGTGCAGTAATACCGTTTGATTGCGAACTTAAGGAAATACGTTGGTTCGTAGGTAATGTCGGTGCGGAAACCGGGTCTACTTCTTTCATTCACAAGATTACAAAGAACGGTTCGGATTTAGCAACAACATATTCTTGGGCTTCAACCGGAAGCGGTGGTACTTCCTATACAAGAACCGCATCACCGAATCTTGGCTTTGTTGCAGGTGATACATTCAATCTACGATTAACTAGCCCGTCATCATATGTAAGTACAAATCAAGTGGGAAGAGTAAGAGTAGTGTTTTATTTTGAAATGAAGGAGTGATAAAAATGAGCAGAAGTTTTGAAAGTGAAGAATTAGCAGAGAAAAGATTGAAAGCAACCCAAAGAGAATGGTTGAGAAGAATACAAAACGCATACGGTGAGAACTATTATGATACTTTAACCGAATCAGAGAAAGCCGAACTTGACACTTTTAGAACTGCTATGAAGAACTTATCTTCTATTGCTACTAAATCGACTTTTCATGATGATGGTGTATTCCCATCTATCCCATCTTGGTTCGACTATGGAGAGTTGGAAGAGGAACAAGGTGTGTCAAGAGCAGCAGCAGGTCCTACAGGGCCTACTGGTCCGACTGGTCCTACTGGCCCTGCCGGAAGTAACGGAGCAACAGGTCCACCCGGTCCTCAAGGTGCTACTGGACCTACCGGACCTGCGGGTGCAACTGGCCCTCAAGGTGCTGCTGGAGCGACAGGACCTACTGGTCCACCCGGTAGTGGTGGCGGCGGTGGTGAGATTTTAGTAACGGGTGATGGTGGAAGAATAAATACGTCTCTTACTGAAATGTCAATTGACTCAAGAAACGGAACAGTATCGTTTGTTTTTGCAGATGGCACAAGTCTTGTTAATGTTCCAGCAGATTACATTAGTGGTTGATACTTTATGTATGAAGGAACAGCATCATATAACGAAGAGTACGTTTTGATGACCCCACCTAGAACTGGTGGGCGTTATCTTTTCACTATTTTACAGCCGCATGGTTTTCTCGGTGGTGGTGGTGGTGAACCGAAGCGCATGAGTCATTCTTGGTCTGTTCCAGAACATGCTAAGGACTTCCCTAGAATACTATCAGTGCGAAACCCGTTTTCCCGGCTTGTGTCGTTCTATCAATTAATCAAAAATCATTGGCAACCTAATCATCAATACAACAAAAATACGTTTGAAGAGTTTGTTGACTTCGTAACTGAACGTGAAAATATACTAGAACCACTTACTCATTACATTGATGACGGAACATACATTTTTATTCACTTTGAAACCTTTGAAGACGACTTTCATTCTCTTCCTTTCATCAATAATGAAGAAGTTAATTTGTTGCGGAGCATCACAGATTGGAAAAGTTACTACAACAATGAAACTAAAGAGAAAGTTAGAGTCTACTATGCTGAGGATTTCACAAAGTTCGGTTATGATGACGATTTTTAAGACGGAACTCCGTACTTCCGTTTAATCCAACCTTCCGTGTATCAACTTCCGGCATTCTTTGAAGAACTTGACTCATTTCTCGACTGTTTGGGGCATACTTTGGATATTTTTTTCCAAAATAATATAACACTTCATGAGAAGTCATCCAACGACCCGTCGGCATACATGATTTTACTTGGTCCATCATCCGTTGGCGACGTTGAGCCATGTTTACGACGCTGCGTAATCGTTTGTAAGCATTTCCATAGTTTCAAAACCCGCAGACAATACAGTACATCGGACAGAATGAGGTTTATGAGCGATAGTAGTTAATATAGGTGTGAACAGACGAATAAACATGGAAGAAACCGTTGAAATGCAAATGTTATACTCAAATTGGGAGCAAGCCCAACAGGATTTTATCGCTAGAAACGCTTTTGAGACTAGATTGAAGGCAATGCAACGTGATGACCCTCTAAAAGCCGATAATTATGTTAAAGCACACATTGACGCACTCCACGTCCTTCTCGGAACACTCGACCAATACGAAAAACACCTTTTGAGCGACTTCAAGGAGTACCCGTATGCGTATTCAGCAATGATTCAAGTCATAGGCAACACAAATCGACAATTTCAGATGCTAATGCGTTTACTTGGACCAATAGATGATGAAGTTATCAAAAATTGCCTTGATACTATCGCTACAGACCGTCCACTTGAATTAATTAATGGAATTGACCATTTCAATGATGTTTT